TCATGCCGCACCGGCCCGCAGCGCCGCGAGCGTCGACGAGAGCTGCTTCGATGCCCCATCGCCCTGCGCCAGCGCCTGCTGCGCTGTCGCCGCGATCGCCGCCGGTGTGGTGGCGCCGGTCTGGATTGCGCTCGCCACGGTGGCCGCTGTGACCGCCTGGGTGGTCTTCATCTTGGTGTCGACGCGTCTGCCGTCGAGCAGCGCGAAGCCGAGCGAGACGAGTGCACTGCCAACGCCGATGATCAGGCCGCCCACTGCGGTCGCAATCGCTGTCGCATCGGCCGCGGAGATGCCCTTCGAAATGAGCCACGTCGTCAGCGCGACGCCGGCCACGGTTGCCAGCCAGCGCAGGATTTTCAGCGCCTGGGCGCGCGCCAGCGTATCGAGACCGAGAGAGCGCAGGAAGTTGAGCATGAGAGGCCCCTTCGAGGTTGAATGAGTTGAGGCGGTTGCGCGGATTGCGGTATGAAAACGGGCTGCCCCGGCCGGGCACCGATCCGCGCTGAATTCGGAGTAGTATTGGGGACTCCCGCGGACGCCGCCTCGGGCACCCGCGCCTTTCGCCCGGCCATCAATTCATGTGTGAAGCGCGCGCATCCCGGCGTAGTATTGCGGGCCGTGATGCAGGCGGAAGCGTCCCGTGTCGCCCGGCGCCGGCGCGCCGACGATCGGCGTGAAGCCCCGCATCTCGAGACACGGAAATTCGATCGGAACGGGGAATGGAACCGTCGTCACCGGATCGATGTCGTCAGATACCGTCGATGTCAGCGCGACCTGGTTGCGGTAGTTCCGGATCGGCACCGGTGCGAGAAGATCCTTCATCGGCTGGCATCCCGGCATCGGGCAGCCGAACGTGACGATCGCGCGGACCGGCTTGCCTTCGATGATGCGCAGCGCGCCGTAGTTCAGAGCTTCTGCTGCGCCCTTGCTGTGACCCGCGATGATCAGTTGCGACGTCGAACCGAGAAGCACATCGAGCCGCCCCTTCAGATCGAGCGGCTTTGCCATGAACCCGGCATGGACTTTCCAGAGCCGGGCCATCTCGATCGGCACGGCGTCGCCGTCGAGCCAGATGTCGATCAGCTCTTTCGTGCCGGGCCAGATGAGCACGTCGACGTCGCCGGCGCGCACATGGCCGACGGGCCCAAGCCACGATTGAACCAGCGCCGTCCACGCCGGCAGCGGCGTGCTCCCGCGCGGCGCGGGATCGACCCCGTCATGCAGGAGCACGCACAGCCGTATCAGATCGACGTCGGGCGGCACGGATTTTTACAGAACCGAGATCGCCGACTTTGCCAGCGTGACAAATCCCTGCACGAAGCTCGCGAGCTGGATCGCGGCCTGGATCGCGACCGCCAGCGCGTCGCTTTTTGCCGCCGCCTGAAAGACCGAGCCGGAGCCGAACGCCTTGTCCGCCGAGGCCGCCCAGTCTCCTGTCGACTGCAGGTTCTCATCGAACACCGTGACCGCGGTGTTGAAATCGTCCAGTTCCTTGTCTGCGAGCGTCTTGCCGAGCGCGGTGAGCTCAAGAACCAGCGCCGGCCCTCCGGCATTGATCCCGCCAAGGATGATGCCGCCGGCGTTATTCCACATCTGACCGATCGGAGACGGCGCTGCCGATGTTCCTGTTCCACTCATTTGTCTGTTCCTTGCGGTGAAGATGGTCGCGGGGATCGCGCCATCGGAGAATCGCGCCCGAACGCGATGGCGCGCGCCGAACTCCACCGCAAAGCAGAGAGCGAACGAACGCGATTCACCGATGAAGCGTCAGGGAAGCGTGAATTTCACGCCGGCAATCACGCAGGCGGACCTCCACGTCGGCGGAGGGTTCTGCACCTGCGGAAGAATGTTCGGCACGTCGCACACATCCGCGCGCGGCGTGACGGTATAGAGACCGATCCTCAACGGCGCCGGAAGATCGACATGCGAGCACGCAGCAAGTGCCAGAGCCAACGCGACGGCGCGCATCGGGTCACTGCGCGCCTACGGCCGCGAAGGCTGCAAACACATCCGGCGCGGTGATCGTATAATCGTAACCCGGGCTTCCCGGCGCATCGAAGCCGATCACGGCGTAGTAATTACACGTGGCCTTGACGGTGCTCCACCACTCCACCTGCGCGGACGTGCCGATGGCGTTCGTCTCACCGATCACCGGCGGCTTGCCGAGCGATGCAGCGAGCTGACAGACGGCAGGGTCGAAGGCTTCCGGCGTCGTGGTCGAATTGTAGAGATGCTCGCCGACGAGACCGACCACGTCGGCGCCCGGGTAGTAGTTCTTCGCCACACCGGCGGCATAGGCTGGCCGCCCTGGCGACCACACCAGATTGGCCTTCGGCGCATACTGCATGATGATCAGCGCAATGTGGCGATAGGCGGCCTTGTAGATCGTCGGGTCAGGTGTGCCGTTCGGGTACGCGCAATCCATGGCTGACTGCGTCATCTCGGGTAGCACCTCGACGGCGACTGGAGCGTTGAGCGCCGCGAGCTGTTGAGCGTCCGCGATGAACTTCGGATCGTCCGTGCCGGCGATCACATCCGCGAACTTCATGCCGCATTGGTCCTGCCCGACACGATTGCCGATCACCATGTACGGCGTCGCACCATGCGCGATGATCGCTTTGGCAAACGCAATGTCCCACGCGGACCACGACCAGCCGCCGGGATAAAACTTCACGATGTCGAGTTTGCGCGCCAGCGATGCCTCAAGGGCCACGACAGGCGTCATGGCGTTCTGCGACCACGGGACATGAGCGCCGAGCAGGATTTTCGTCGGCGGAGGCGGAGGAGGCTGCCCGCCGCCTGAGGCACAAGCAGCGAGAGCGCACGCCAGCGCGAGCGCGAGAATGAGGCGCATGATGGATTTCCTTTTCAGGCCGTGAGCAGCGGCGCGAGGTAATTTGCTTCCTTGTGGCGGCGCGTTTCGAATGCGTCGCCGAAGTTTTCCAGATCGGCGTGCATCGCGTCCCAGTTGCGCGCGATGGAATGCGCCCAGAAATGCGGCGTTTTGCGTTTCAGGTTTCCGTACTGAAACCCAACACTGGCGATCACGGTCTGGGCGCGGGCCGGCACCGTCGCCCACACCGTGACAGCGTCGCGATTCCAGGCATTGCTGATCGTCGCGATATCGTCGGCGAAGGTGACCGCGTCGATCGCATCGGCATCGGCCGCGCAGATCGACAGCGGATGCGCCTTGAGGAACGCCGCGGCGTCAGATCCACGCAGGCCGAGATAGGGCCTGAACCAGATCTGCATCAGGTCCGGGAACTGCACGAACTCCGCCGGCGTCGCCCAGCCAAGATCACAGCCCGTGGCGATGGTGACGCCGCTCCTCCCCGCCGCAACATCCGGCACATAGCCGTTGAGCGACCGGCCCTCGAGAGAGCCGATGAACGCGAATTCGATCATGTAATTATTGCGGGATGCTGACTTCCAGCGACGTCACGCCCGGAGAGTTGCCGCACAACTGGGCTGTGCCACCGGTGATCGCTTCGGCCAGCAGGGTGATATAATGCTTCCCCTCGGACAGACCGCTCTTCGCGCCGTCGACCGTGAGGGGCATCAGCTGGCCCGCGGAGCCAGGCGGGTTCAGCCCCGCGGCATTCTCCGTTTCCGCAGTGGTGGTGCTATCGAAGCCGGCCGAGACGTTCCAGCCGTCGGCATTCGAGGTGTTGTTCGCGCACCCGCTCAGCGCCCATTTCAGATCGCCGCTGTCGGCCCAGGTCACAAACTCGCACTCGATTTCCGCGTTGGGCTCCGCGTAACTCGTCGACGTCGTCGAGCGCAGCGCAGTGTAGACGTTTTTGCAGGTTTTCGGCTTGCGGTTGAACCAGCCCGCGACGTCGCGCTTCGTGGCGGAATCGTTGACCGCGTGCGACGCGCCAATATACGCCATGCCCACCAGCGTCTCGGTGGAGCTGCCGCTCTTCATTGCGATGCCGTTCAGCCACGTCCAGCCGGTGGTGTTCGGTTCCAGATGATCGATCACCCGCGCATCGGCGTTCGGCGACGTCGTGAACGTGTGGACGAACGAGACGCCGGTCAGATCGACATGCGTGGAATCGACCACCGCGCAGGGCTGCGCCGAAACGTCCGCTTCCGTTGTGCCGTTGATCGAATGGGTCCAGATGATGCACGCGTCGCCCGCATTGGCGGAGTTGGCGACGGTGAGCCGCACGAGGCCAGAGCCGTTGTTGGCCGCCCCGGTGACCGGTTCGTCCAGGTCCTGCTGGACGTAGAAGTAATTGAGCGCGCTTGATGTCGTGTTGCTCGCGCTGGTCGTGAGGCATGTCGTGGGGATCTGGTGCATCCGCCCGGTCACGTTGATGCCGAGCCCGTTATAGGGGCACAGCTCGAACACGCTGTTGTAGTCGAACCGGACCTGCCCGTGCGCCAGCACCGGGTCGGACAGCGGAATGAGCGCCTCGAGCGACCGCGGGTTCGACGCCAGCACCCACCAGTTCGTGCCGTTCCATCCGACCAGGTAGCTCGCGCTTCTGGTGTGGCCGACCGATGGGACGGGAAGCGTGATCCAGTCGATCGTCGCGCTGCCATAGCCGGGGATCAGCAGCGTGTTGCCGTTCATCCCAAGATTGATCGTGTCGAAAAACGGCTCGATCGTGAAGGTGCACCCGAGCGGCGGCGAGGCCGGCAACAGCAGCGTGCCGACGCCCAGCGAATAGCCGACGACGGTGGAGTTGCATTGCGCGTTCGTGAGCGTTTGCGAGGACGTCGCGCTGACGAGGCCTGTCGGGCCTCCGCCCGTCACGTCGACATGGTTGGTGCTGTCCTTCTGCAGCCCGGCGCCGATCTGGTACACGTCCAGCGGATTCGGGACGCCGGCGCGCGCATCAACGGAACAAATAAACAGGGCCGCGAGCATCGCGAGCGCCCCCGCGCAAGCGGGGGGCCAGTTAAAAAATCTCATCCGATCTGGCTCCATTCTGCGTTGGTCGGGTCCCACTGGAAGACCAGCCATTGTCCGGGAATGGTCAGCGCGCTTTGGTCGCTTGTCCCGACCGTGCCGGCGAACGTGACGTTGTGCGCGGCGGCCTGACCGGTGCGGTCCTTGATCGTGATGCGCTGTGTCGCGCCGCCCGCAACCATCGGGGCGGCCGGCGGATCGACGGCGAGCGCGCCGGTGGCCGAATCACAAAGCACGACAAGGTCGAGCACTGCCGGGCAGGCGAACGCCGCGAGCGGATTGTTGTGATAAGCGATCTGCGACAGGTGGCCGTTGGAACTCTCGACGTATGCGTCGACGTACCAGAGAGCAGCTTCGTCGTCCCAGACGAAGGTGGCCCCGTAATTGTCCGGCACGTCCTTGATCAGCGTCAGTCCGCCGGTCTGGTAGACGTTTCGGTTGAAGCCACCGGCCGATCCGTTGCGCGACAGCTCGACGCTCATGCCGGAGAACGCGGATCCTGCCTGCAGTGTGAGCTTGCGGTCCGCAGTCAGCGCAGCGGTGTCGCGGACCAGCGTAACGGGGGATGCCGGCGCGATCACCTGGTCGGCATCGGTCGTGCAGCGTTGAAGGGCATAAGAACCCTCAATCGCTGCGCCGAGCCCGTTGCACAATTCCTTGACCGCCGGCGCGGGCCCGAGCGCCGGAAGCGTCGGATTGAAATAGACGGGAAAGGCCGCCGCGAAGGCGGCCGCGAGCTGACCCATATTTTCCCCTTATCAGATCGTGATGCTCGGCGGCGTCGACGCGACGTCGGTGGATTGATGGTTCGTCACGTCCTGGGCGGTCACCCAGTACCACCAGGTCCCGGAGCCAGGCGTGTCGATGTAACTCTCTGGCTGGTTCGGCGCGCCATAGATGTCGCCGGAGATGTTGGTCGCGGTGCCGAAGCTGTTGGACGTGTTCCGCCACACGATCGCGTAATCCATGTTGGCGGAGTTCGGATTGTTCCACGCCACTTTCGCCTCGCCGCCGGTCGGCGACGACAGCACGACGCTGGTCGGCGGACCGGGCGCAGTGCCGAAGGTGATCACGAAGCCGCGCTCGTAGAGCTGGTCGGAATAGAAGCCGCGCGAATTGTAGAACGCGCAGCGCACATCGTAGGTGTTTTCCGCAAGGTCCCCGGTCTGCCCGCTCCACGCGCCGGTCGAGGGAAACTCCGCCCAGTCCTTGAGATTGTCGCTGATCAGATCGTTGTGGAGCGCATATTGCAGTTCGAGATTGAGGCCGGGCTGCGTCGGCTCGCCGACCACCGCCTGCAATTGCGCCGTTACATTGCCGCCATCGGAGCGGTAGTTGACGATCGTCACCGTCAGCGAGGACGGGTTCTCGATATTGTCGGGCGCGATCGCTTCGGGAAGCGCCGGCGCGGTGCCCTCGTCGGTCGCCGGGTTCCACGCATAGGCGTCGCTCGTCAGGCTCAGCACGGTGAACGTGCATTGTCCGGAGCGCACGTCGAACGCGAAGCGCTGGATTTCGAAGCTCCCATTGATGCCGAGCTCGGAAATCACGAAATTCATCGTCCGCTTCTTCGTGCCGTCGCCGTTCGGCTCGAGGAATTTCAATCCATATGCGGTCGTGACGATCTGCCCGCACCAGCCGTCCGGGTCCTGGCGGTAGGATTCGATCTTGGCCCGCACCCGGGCCTGGCGGTGCGACGGCGCCCAGGTCAGATCCATCGTCATGGTCTTGAGCCCGTCGACCGCGATCGACGTCTCGTTGAGCCACGGATCCATTTCCTGTTCGACGAACTTGTAATCCGGTGACACGAAGCTTGCCCGCACCTCGTTCCGGATATCGGCCTGCTGGCGTCCTTTCGAGAGGCCGATATAGGAGACGATCTGCGCGTCCTCGATCGTGTCGGCCGGCTCCATCCACTGCCCGACATCGATGACGATCGCGCCGTCGGCGCGCAGGCCCAGCCGCCCGTCGATCGGATCGAGCATCCGCGGCAGAACCTGCTTGGGTGGCTCAGTGAGCTCGTAGGTCCCACCAAGGCGGTAGCGCGGCTCCGAGCCGCCATCCTGCAACGCCACGATCTGGTCGGCGATATTTGCCTGTTCGATCCACACCGAAATCGCCGGCGCAATCAGCCGGTCGAACGGCAGCCGCATGCCGTCATTGTTCCAGATATAGTCCATCACGATCAGGACGGCGTTCTCGCTCCATTTCCAGGTGGAGGAATCGTACCAGTTTTGCGTGTCGTCCCGCGGGTCGTAGACCTTGGCGCCACGGATCGTGGCATTATAGGGCGGTAAGCCGGATGGGTATCGCGTGCCGAAGCTCGTGCCGGGATCGGCGAATGCGACAAGCGCCGTAGCGATGCCATTGCAGTGGTCGGTGGCGGAATAGGTTTCCGGAAAGGCGTCGATCAGCTCCGCGTAAGCTGGCTGAAGCGCGTGGCCGGGCTGGTTCTTGATGTAGGCAATGTAGTTGCCGTCGTCGAGCTGGTAGATATGCGGCGTCGGGCTTTCGTTTACATAGGTGACGTTTCCGCCACCGTCGAGATCGACCGAGTATTCTCCCAGCCAGTGTTCCTCGAAGGCGTCGATTTCGTGGCTGCAAATGAGAATGACATAATATAGCCACGGCGTGCGCACCGCGAGGAAGCTGTAGACACCTCCTAATTTGTGCCGTCCGTAGCAGTGCCAGCGCGGCGCCAGCGCCTGGCGAATGTTCTGCTTGTGAACCGCGATCCGCGGAGTCGGGGTCAGCAGCCGCGCCAGCTCCGACAGCCCGATGGAGACCGCCGTGGAGACAATGATGGTGGTCAGAGAGACGCCGGCGATCGTTATCGCCCCGACAGCAGCCCACGCGGCTGCGGCGACCGCATAAATGGCGGCCAGGGCACCAACGACCTGCGGCATGGTTTCCCTTTAGGCCGTGATCCGCCACGCGGACAGGGCGTCTTTGACCGGCAGGCGCGTCAGCCCGGTTTCGCCGCGCATCACCCAGCCGCGCGTCCGGATCGCGCAGCAGACGGTGCGGTCCATGCCTTCGCGCAGCGCGACGAGACCGATATCGCCTTCGACCGGCGCGATCGTGCGCGGCAGGCCGAGGCGCGCGATGACGCGTGTCGCCATCCGCAGTACGTAGCCGCGGCCCCAGCGCGCGAGGCATTGCGCCTCGTCCGCATAGGTGCCGCGATACTCCGCAATCGGGTCGGGAGCGCCGGTCGCCGCGACGTACCAGTCGGCGATGAACGTCGCGCAGTCGTGCACGCCCCACACGAACGGAAGCGATGCCTCGCGCGCGAGAAACGCCGAAAGATCAGCACGCAGAGACGCAGAGACACAGAGATGCACGTTGCTCTGTGGCTCTGCGTCTCTGCGTGCCAGCATTTTCTAGTATCCCTTCCACGGCACCGGAATGCTCGTGTCCTGGAGGCCCGGGATGTATTGCAGCCCGGTGTCACCGGGGAAGCGGGTCTGCTGGTCGCGGTCGGTGTAGAAGCTCGCGGGCGCACCGCCGCGGCCGTAGAAGATATTGTCGGCCGGCAGGATGATCTTGCGCACCCACGCCTTCTGCTTGTCGTCCCATCCCCGCGATACGGTGACTGTCCCCATAATTCCCGCCGCCAGCGCCATCGGCGCAACCAAGGGCTGCCAGTTGCGGTCGCAGAACATGCCGTAGATGATCAGCAGCCGGCCGATGTAATCGCCGCGGTCCTCGTCGGCCAGGATCGCCATCACGCTCGCGTCGGCACCGCTGAGCGTGACGGTGAGCTGCGCCGCCTCGAGCGTCGCGGCCTGCTCCAGCCCGTCGATCGAGATCAGCCGGCCCGGCGAACCGAGCCCGGTCCACACCTGGCCGTTCGGATCGGTGATGTCATATTCTCCGGCCCACACATGCAGCGGCGAGTCGCGGAAATCCATGAACGCGAGCGCCGGCAGATTGACCTGGTTGCCCTTCGCATATTCCTCGATCACCTCGTCGAGCGTGAGCGTGGTCACGGGCCTGCCGGCGGCGCGAGCTCGGTCACCCAGCCTTCGGACGCCAGCTCGCGCAGGAAGGCGGCGTCGATGGGGCGCATCAAGGCGTCGGCCAGAAGTAAATCCAGCACCACGAGCGCCCCGTCGCAGTCGCGCCAGCCGAAGCAGTTAACTGGATCGCAGCATATTGATTGTCGGTCACGACTGCGCTGTGCGTGCTGTCAAGAACAGATTGTGGGCTTGTGCCAGTTATCGTTACAACAGGACCATTAGACGGAGCCGACAGTGACCCTTGTGTTCCTGTGACCAAGGTGAATGTGTCGGTGAACCCGACCCCCGGCGCGCTGTTCACGGCACAACGCATCCCGCCTACGGCTGTTCCATTCAGCGACTGCGCGCCGAGAATGCCAGCCGGGAGAATTTGTTCCGCCGCCTGTGCTACGGTCTGGAGCGAGTTGTCTTTCCCGGACAACGAAAGATAGTCGGTTGCCCCCGCCACTGTCGAAGCGTTCAACAGCGAAGTCATTGGGTAATGGTAGCTGCCCGTCTGATAGGTTTCGACACCTGGAGCGGTAATACGATAGGCGAACCCGAGTTGTGCCGCGACAATCGTATCTACTGCGCCAGCACCGCGCGACACCCAGTTGAAGCCGCTGAGTTGCGTGCCGTTGTCTACGAGATTGACGCCCTGCGTGATCGGAACATCGGCGTAGGCGTTATATGATCCGGTGCTCGTACCCCGGTAAACCCTGACATAACCGTGCGGCGCGCCATTCGTCGCCGCAACCAAGAACCCCAGAGATACGAGATTGGTTGTCGCGCTGACGTTGACGCTCTGTTCGGGCTTTATCGACGGCTCCCCGAGCATAGAAACCGGGTCATAGATGCGCAATGACGTGTAGTAGTAGGTCCCGGTCGCAATCGTCCACGAGCCGCTTACGCCGGTAGAAGACAACGCAGCGGAGAAGATACCGTTATAGGCCGTCGTCCGTGGGGGAAGTGTAATGTCAAGCGGGACGAAATAGTTGCTCTCGACTTTACCTTTCCGCGAAAGGTGATCGGAAAACTGGTTCCACGTAGCCAGCGCCGTCGCACCGTCGCCTTCGACAATATCAATGCCGAAAAGAGAGCGCGTCGTAGAAGCACCACCAGCAACGAGAAAATTATCCTCGCTGCTGAACAGAACCGATGGGTTTAGCTCGACTTCATATACGCCAGCGTAATTGTAATTACCGAAGCCGAACCAATCGAACTCATTGTTCGCGAGATGGAGTTTTGATCCCGTTGATCCTTGCGTGGTCTGTATCGGCACACCCTGACCGTTCCACATCTTGAAGTAAGAGTTCGTCAACGAGGTGTTCGTACCGTCGCCAACTGTCAGAGAGCAGCCTTCGTTATGCCAAACATCAATCAGAGTGGGGCCATTCGCGTCAATCTGGATATTGCCGTTCAGCGTATTGCGTACCGTTGCACCGAAGGTGTTGCCATTGTCGCCGCCTGTGCCGTTGACACCTTCGATCTTGATAGCGAGGGAGCAAGCACCAGCCGTCGCAGGAGGAAAGTTTCCGCCTTGGATGTCGAGAATGTCGCCGGAGCCCTGAATGTCAAACTGCGCGACCGCTGAGTTCTGTGGGCTGGAATAGCGCGGGTTCAGCAAATGAAAGGCATCGCTGTATTCGCCCGTACCGCCAGATGTCGGAGTCGCACCGCGTACAAGCGTTTGAAGCATTTCATAGCCACCGATGTCCTCGAACGTGACATTGCCGCCGAAGGAAACTGCTCCCGTGATGCCAGCAATCGCGTTCACGTCGTAGAATAGTAGATGACACGCACCGCCGCCGAAGAAATACTGCCCCGTTGCACCTGACGCCCAATGCACCATGTCCGTAGTGCCGAAGCCCCACATGACAGGATTGTTGGCCTGATCGGTTGTAAATGAACCACCAGAGATCGGCACGAGGTAGGTGGATGGAGTAGCAACGCTCTGCGTGCCGTATTGCCCACAAACCCTGATGCCATAGGGCACGAAAACAGAACTAGCCTGTCCAACTTGTCCGGGAGGCATATAGGCGGTAATATACCCGGAGGTTTTAGCTGCGTTGACGCAGTTCTGTTCCGCCACCGTATTGTCAATCAGATTAGAAGGCACAACTCCTTCAAAGGAACAGTTGATCCCCGGTGCGCCGCCCGGAGGAGTAAATATAGGTCCATTATAGTCTGCGAAGGACGCAGACGAACTAATAAAAAACGCGAAAAGAGCAAACAGAAACCGTCTCATTTCGCACCTACCGTCGCTGCCGTTGATGTCGCCGACGCTATCGCATGGATCGCATCTGTCGGAACGAACGTGCCATCCCATGAACGGTGCCAAAGTGGCGGCAGCGTAATTTCACCTGCTGGGCAATAGGGCTGCGAGCCGTTGATCGTTGCGGTCGTGCCAATGTTCACGCAGATGGTTGCCGACGAACTGTTGTTCACGAGGTCCAGAAAGACCGCCGCTGTCGAGGCAGCCAGAATGGTTGAGTCCGTCGTGCCGACCGTCGCGGGGGCGTAGGCTCCCGTTCCTTTGGTTGGCTGCGCGCCGGACGGCATCGGGTGCGCACCGTCATCGACCTGCTGCGGCACGCCATTGTGCAGGTAGGTGGCGATCGCGGGGCAGGTCTGGCCAGGGCCGCCGGCGTCGGGGACGCAGGCCGCGTGCACAGGTGCGCAAAGCGCGCCGGCGGCGAGCGCTGCGGCGATCCACCATGTCCGCTTCATCAAACATCCTCCCAAAGGGTCAGACTAGGCGCGCCGTGGCGCCATAGTTCGAGACCGTTCTTCAATGCCATCGCGTCGTCGGTTTCGAGCCGGCAATCGACCAGCGGATCGTCGAAAAACACCTGCGCCAAGTTGCCGACGGCGACGCGGCACGGCGGCGTGAACACGACGCTGTAGTGGGGGAAGTTGAATTCGTCGTAGGTGATGCCGGTGATCCGCGAGATGCGGTAGGCTTTCGCCGGCGATCCGAACGCCCCGACCGGGCTGAACCATTCCCCGCCAAGCAATGGCCCGCCGACGATGATCTGGATCGTCGTGGTGTTCGAGCCGACCGCGATGCCGCCGTAACAATAGGCGATGATGGTCGTCATGCCGAAGCCGGTGCCGTCGTCGAACGACGTGCCGTCGTCGAACAGCGAAGTCGGATCGGACCAGATCTTCCCCGTGAGCGGATTGGTGGGCCACGGCGCGCGCGGATAGTCGAACAGCGCCATCGAAACAACGCCGGCGCGGCCTTGCAGCACCGCATCGAGCGCGTGCCAGGCGCGCACCTGGCCGGGGCTCGACAGATAGATGTTGCCGAGCGTGATCTTGATCCGCCCGGGCCCGTTGCCGACGATCTGCTCCGACCCATCGAACGACACGCCGCCCGACGTGTTGAGCGGCACGACGCGCGCATCGGCGTCCGCTGGCACGAGGAAGCGGTCTGGCCACACGACGTCGGCTGCCATGCGGCACGTTCCCCAGTAGAAGAAAGGATTCTCACACAGAGGCACAGAGGACACGGAGGAAGGAAAAATTGCGCGCATTCGCGCGCGATCATTTTCTCTGTGTCTCTGTGGCTCTGTGTGAGCCAACTTTTTACGCGCGGTCGCGGAGCGTGTCGTTGAGCTTTTTCGGGAACATGTAGTCGACGTGTTTCAGCGCTGTGCTCACCGCGGCCGAGACGATGTCGGGTGCGGCCTTCGCGATCTGCTCGGCCACGCCTTCCTGCGCGCCGCGCGCATCGATCTGGATCGGCGCGTGAATCTGCAACCCGGCGGCCGATCTTCCCACCGCGGGCAGGCGCGGCATCGAGAAGCTGCGCGAGCCGACCATGCCGCCGGACGCGAACGCCGGGATGTCGGCGCCGGCATTGATCGCGTGAAGCAGGGACAGGTTGCGCGAAGCCGGTCCGCCCTGCACCACGAATTCGCCGGGCGAGAGTTTCGCCAGCACATTGTCGGAGCGGTCGCCGCCGGCACCGCGCACCCGGCCGCCTTTGGAGAAGCCGAAGAAATCGCCGATCGAGGAGAAGATCGAACCGATGCCGGACGAGCTGCCGTAATCCGCCAGCGTCGACCCAACGGGCACCGACATCGAAATGTCTTCCGTTCCCGAAGCCGACGATCCCCCGGTCAGCCATTGCAGCGCGCCGCCGGCCAGTCCGCCGCCCGCGGTGCCCTGCTTGCCGAGCAGCGCCTCCATCAGCGGCCCCATCACGTAGAGCTTGATGATCAGCTGCGCGAGCTGGTCGAGAAACTGCTTCGCCGCGTCGCGCATGCCATGGAAGCCGGTGATCCCGGCCTCACCGATCCGTGTCAATCCTTCGCGCAGATCGTCGCTGAGCGCGACCTGCTTCTGGTAGATTGCCGTTGCGCTTTCCGCGGCATGCGCCGCGGCGAGGATCGCCTGTCCCTGGTCGTGAATGGCTTTCGCCGCATCTTCCGACACGGTGCCGGTCTTCTGGTAGATCGCGATCAGCGCGTCGTGTTCGAACTTCGCCGCTTCCGCGGCCGCCTTGTCGGCGGTCAGCGCGGTCACCTGGTCTTCGTAGTTGCGGACCAGGTCGCGGCCCTTCTGCACCTGCTCGTCGAGCGATTTCGCGTCGAACACCGCGCCGGCTTTCGCCGACACGTCGCCGGACAGATATTGCTGGCCTTCCGGCAGCCGCGCGACCTGTTCGCCGATGAACGCCGCACGTTCCGCGCCGGGGCGGCCCGACGCGCCGGAGAGCTTGTCGTTCAGCTCGTCGATCAGCTTGAACGCCGCGATCGTCTGCTTCGCCTCTTCGGAGAGCGCCTCAAGGCGTTTCTTCTCCGCCTCTTTCGCGGCTTCGGCGGCTTTCTTGCCGTCCTTGCGCGCCTGTGTGAGGTTGTATTCCTCGATCGCCAGCTCGCGGACCACTGCACCTTCGGCGGCAAATTTTCCGCCCGGCGCGTATTCCGAAACATCGATCCCGGCCTTGGAGGCCGTTTGCTTCAACGCGGCGTCGATTGCTTGCTGCAAAGGCGACTGTTTCCGTTCGTCGACCTCATTTTTGAAAGCTGCGCCAGCCTCCTTCACCTTAGCGGTAAGATCAGCAAGGGCGCGCGCGGCCTCGCGGGCCGGCCCCGTTTTCGCCTCGTAATCCTCGTAGGTCGCTGGAAGTCCCTTGAACGGGCCTTCGTCCGGAGCAATGCCCGATGGCGCGGCTGACGGTGCGGCACCGTGCGGCACGAGGCCACTATGCCCGATCGCCGCCATCTGCGCCATGAAGGCCATCACGCCTCCGGCATTCTTGATCGCGCCGTCGAGCGCATTGACGGCGCCAGTCACAGCGTCGATCGCCTTCTGCGCGATGCCGGTCGAGCCGCTCGATCCGGCAAAATCTATCAGCAGCCTGTCCCAGGCTTCCGAAAGGTCGTGCGTGGCGCCGACAAGGCCCGTGTGGCCCGCGGCGCCTGCAACACCGATGCCCTTCGCCGCGAAGGCTTCCAGAATTACTTGCTGGGCCTTCGCGGTGTCTCCCATTTTGACAAAATTGGCGATTGCCTCTGTCTGCGCAGGTGTTAGTTCGCCGATAGCGCGGCGCAGCGACTTCGCGCCGGTAACAGGGTCCTCGAGCGCCTTGCCAATCTTGCGCACGTTCTCGAGCAATGATCCGCCGAAGAGCTGCGACATTCCCGCCGCATCACGCAGCACGGCCTCAAATGCCTGCGGGCCGATGTTTCCGAACGTCGCCAGTTCTGCGGCGGCCTCGATAACGTCCTGTTTGGTCTGCAACGTCGAGCCGGAGATACTCTCGGCCATCTGTTCGATAGAATCCGCGGTTTGCCCACTTGCGTGATCAGTCGCATTGAGCACGGCCTGTACTTCGGCAAGCGCGCGCTGCTGCGTGGCGAGCTTCTCGGTGCCCTGTTCGAGCAGATACGCGAAGCCGCCCGCTGCCGCGCCGGCCGCGAGCCAGCCGCCGCCGACCATGGCGAGGATCGAGCCAAGCGGCCCGAGCTGCGAGGAATATGATTGCAGAGCGAGTTCGCCCTGCTTCATCGATCCCATGAACAGCTTGCCAGCATCGGTGCCGGTACCACCAAACACTTTCACCGTGCGCTGCGACCAGGTCTGCGTGCGGGCTTCCATCGCGCCGAGCTGCTTGTCGAGCAGAGCGGAGGACTTGACCATCTGGGCGTCGAGCTTGGAGGTGTTCGCCTCCAAACTAATTACCAGACGTTCAAGCTGGGTTTCGTCCATGGGTTGCCGCCCCCTCCACCGCTTCGCGGTCCCCCTCCCCCGCGCTGACGCGCGAGGGAGGAAATTATCGCTCGTAATTAGCAGCGCGTTTCCTCCCTCGCCGAAGGCGGGGGAGGGGGACCGCCTCTTCGCGGTGGAGGGGGCAGCGAGCGCTCAGCCCCCCGAAACGAGTTCCAGATATTCTTCTTCGCTCAGCGCTTCGGGCTCGTCCTCGGCGCCCTGCGATTTGCGGTAACCCTCGATCGCAACGCTGAGCTCCCACACGCTCATCCTGTCGATGTCGCGGGGGGAGAAGCCGAGGGCTCCTCCGGCTTCGTAGTAGGCGGAGAAGGGGAAGCGGCCGCGCCGCTCGCCGTCGGCGGTTCGTCGAGTTTTTTTTTGGGTTGCCCTTCATCAATGCCGAGCAAAAGCGCGATCAGGATCGCGCGCGCCGGCAGATAGGATTCGCTGCGCGGACGCGCATCGACCCAGCGGCTCACCAGCGCCGCGGCCCTGAGCGGCTCCGTTCCGCCGCCGATCAGGCCGCAGCGAATGATCTCGCGCAGATCGCCGGCGCGCGGGCGCATTTCGGTCAGCCCGCCATTGAGCCGCGCCAGCAATTCCTCCGGGCCGGCGTTCGTCTTCTCGTCGAGATCGCGCAAGCATCCGATCGGCGAGAGGTCGAACCCATATTCCTCGCCATCAGCCCAGGCGAAGCGGACCGCGCATTTTGACATGAGTTGTTACGGATAACTCTGCTGCGGAACGGCGGTCGGGAGGCTCGAGCCCTTGTGCTTCTTGTTGAGCTGGGCGCCGGCTGGAGGATCTCCGGCGATAAACGACATCTGGTCCGCGGCGTCGAGCGTGATGTCGACCTCGACGATATTGGCGCGCGAGCCCGACATGCTGATCTTGGAGAGGATCATCGGCCCCTGCCAGTAGCCGACCTGTTTCAGCCGGACCTGGTAGTTCATCACGATGCCGAGATAACCGCGCCAGATCGGATAGTCAGACGTGCCGAGCGTGCCCTTGCCGGTCATCTGGCGGGTCACGGTCGACGGGATCGACTGCTCCGCGACGACGAGATCCTCGTTGTCCTGGTCGGGCACGGTGATGTTGGTCGATTTGATGTCTTCCGACCAGCCGCGCGACGACATTGCCAGCGGAAACTTGGCGAAATTCTCGTAGGACGCGCTGTCGCCGGCGTAGACGAGGAAGTCCCGGAACGGAAGGGTTGTCGGCTGCATCTGGATTGCTCCTTCGGGAGGAATTATGCGCGAGGCTGTGATTGCGCCGTCATCGTCAGCGCGGCGTGCGAGGTGAACCCGTCCTGCAGGCGGTCATAGACGAGACTGTTCGGATCGATGCGCAGCAGCCGGTTCGTCGTCAGCGTGAGCGTCGGCGGCTTCGCGTTGTAGGCGGACACGATCGCGGCGCGCACGGCGAGGGCAATCGTCTTGGCCTCGAGCAGCCCGACCTTCTGCGACCAGACGTGAAACACCAGCACGTGGTTGGTGATTTCGACGTTGTCGTCCGGATCGTCGCTCTCGCCGGGGAGATCGTAGCGTTCGTGGCCTTCGCCGAGCGTGATATATGTCGGCGCGGTACCGACCGCGAACGCCTGCATCACGGTGTCGGGCACCTTGTCGTACAGCAGCACCGTGGCGGCGGTTGTGACGCCCATCGCGGCCTGCACGCCGGCGTCCGCGGTGATGACGCCGTACAGCGCCTTCTGCAGTTCGAGCGATGCGGCGACGATCATCAGAAGAAAGATTGGCACACAGAGACACAGAGACACGGAGGAGAAAGAGCTGCGCGCGTTCGCGCGCGATCCTTCGCAGTCTCCTTGGACCACACGGCGGCACTCTGTGCCTCTGTGTCTCTGTGTGCCAATCGTTTCACTTCGACGCGACCTCTTTGGTGGCTGCGCGCACCGCGGCCTGGACGTCTTTCTTGATCGCGGGTGCCAGCGCGCGGAAGGCGGGGAAGAAATAGGGATGCGCTGGCGTCGCGGCGTGCGCCTTCTTGACCGTCGCACGGTAGAGACGGCCGCGGGCGCCGCGCATCGAGGTGCGGGTCTCGCCTTTCGAGTAGCTGCGCGTGCCGAATTCCGGGAAGCGCACATACCAGGCGGTCGGATCGCCGGCATAGATCGTGATCTTGAAATCGGACGCGGCGTTGCCGCCCGTGCCGATGCTCAGCACGCCGCGACGCATCGATCCCCACGCCCAGCCGATCGAGGCCTTCAGCGCGCCGGTCGTGCGGGCCTTTTCCGGCTTCAGCAGCACCGGCGCCATGGATTTCTGCATTGTGGTTATGCGGTCCGCGCCGGAGGCGAGCGCGGGCTTGATCCGCGCCCCGACCGTCGGAGGATAGGCCTTCAGCTTTTCGAGCAGCCGCTGGCGGTTCTGCCATTTGTGGGGTTGGGCCATGAAGGAAGGAAACTTTAACGCAGGGTACGCAGGGGGATGCGCAGAGTAGGCAGAGGAACTTGTTGCGCGCCTTCGGCGCGCGATCTTTCTTTCCCCGCGACCTCTGCGCATCCTCTGCGGCCACCGCGTTAAAATCTTACTTCTCAGCCCCAGATGATGATTTCGTAGCCGGCGGGCGTCGCGCCGTCGCCGGTGGTGATGCCGAGCTGGTCGTGCACCGCCGCGGTGACGGTCCAGCCGGCGCCGGGATGGACGTGCATCGAGGCCCCGCCCGGCACGACGTGCTCGAGGTTGCCGGCGGCAGCGAACCATCCGAGGAACGGATCGGTGGTGGCGTTGCCGATCACGATGTCGACCGTGTTGGTCGCATCGGCCAGCAGATACACGCCCTTGACCACGCCGAAGGTCAGCTTGTTGCCGAACACGTCCTGCAGCGAGTTGGTGAGCAGGAGATCGTCGCGCGCGGCGCCAGGCGCGACGCGGTGGCCGACATAGACCACGCTCACCTGGCCGGAGCCGACCCCTTGCGGGAAATAGAACGGCACCAGATTGGCGCTGAGCTCGTAATCGGCGACGCCTTCGCCGGGCGTGGCCTGCTGGCTGATCTTCACGGCGGCATAGGCGGACAGGGTCGTCATCGGCTTGCTCCTTCAGCTTGAGCGAGAATCAATGGGTGAGGGATTTCACCAGGGACTGATAGTCGGGATCGTCGAACGCGCAGCGCGTGACGAACAGACGGTCGAAATCGAGCGGCCGGCCGGTGTCGTTGCGGGCCTCGAACATGATGGTGAGCGATTTGCGGCTGGTGATTTTGAGCACGTTGAACAGATCGCAATGTGCGGTGCAGAGCGGATGGCCGACCACGCAGCTGAGCGCGGCCGATCCGTTGTCGCGATACGGCACGTTGAGACGTGGTGCACATGAGGCATGGAACGCGCAGCCGGGCGCGGAGCAAACGATGTTCACGTTCTCCGTTTGCATCAGTCCGGGCCTCCGGCACTGCACATCATGGTCAGCCAGATGCGGCGCTCGTCTTCGTTCGAAATGCTTTTGATGTTGTAAGCCGTCCCCGAATTGATATCGCGCAGCCGCCATTGCGGCGTCACCATCCGCGTCGAGGAATCGGCGCGCACCCGGACAATCGCCGGTTGCATGCCCTGCAGCCGCGCCGCGGTGACTTCCTCGCCACCCTTGAGCGGCGTGACCCGCGCGAACCGGCGGAACTGTTCTTCCCATGCGCTGCCTTCGACATTGCCGGCGCCGTCCGCAGCGGGCGGACGTTTGTCGAACGCGACGCGCCAGCGTGCGTCGCCAGCCGTGACGCTGGCGGAAAGCGGAACGCCAGCGGCCATGTCAGACCATGGACCCGGGCAGGCGGTGCGGCGCGAGCAATGTCTGCACCGCGAAACTCAGTTCGACGCTCGCGGCGCGGTTCGCGACCAGCGCCGCTTCGCGGTTCTCATACCAGAGCCCGACCATCAGCTTCATCGCCTGGCCGATGCTGCGGCGTTCCGCGTTCAGCGCCGCGACGCTCGCATAGCCGCAGGTGAAATCGATCGTCACCGCGTCGGGCTCGATCGCGGTGGCCGGCCAGGTGGTTCCGGTGACAGGAAGAAGATAGCTCTCGAAATTTCCGCCCTGCACGATCTTGTACGCACTGGGGTTCATCGTGGTCGGCGTCTCGGCCGAATCGGCGCCGAGATAGGTCACCGAATCGATCGACACGAGCGGCGGAAGCGGGATGTAGACCGAGAACGCGCGGCGCCACGCCCACGGGTCCCACGCCCAGTCGCGGTTCAGCCAGGTATAGTCATAGGGCGCGGCGGCGTAGGGGAACGGATACCACGAGAAACGCTCGCGCTGCATCCGCCATTGCTGGGTCAGCAGCGCGCGGCCCAGAATGCCGTCGCGGCCGTCCACATAGTTCCGCGCTGCGTCGATCAGCGCCATGATCAGATCGTCGTCGTCGTCTGTCTCGACGCGCAGATGAGCCTTCACCTCGTCGAGGCTGAGCGGGCTCTCGCCCGCGGTCAGCAGCGTCAGCGTGCGGCGGACGTGATGGCGGCCTTCGGACAAGGATTACGATCCAAGGCAGTTCCAGGAGAACGCGTCCGTTCCGGTCGATGCGATCAGGGTCGGGTTCGAGACCGACGTCGGCTTCCACGCATAGACGCTGAGCGTTCCGCCCGATGCAGTGTAGGTCAGCGTCGTGGTGCCGAGGCCGGCGCTGCCGATCGCGCTCTCGTTCAGCACCACGGCGCAGGAACTGATCGTGGTGAGACCCGTCGTCACCGTGGTCGGGTTCGTTCCGGCGAGAGAGGTATTGCCGCGGGTGACGTTGAACCCTTTGGTGCCCCCATAGGTGATTTCGCCGCCGGCGGCCACGTCGAGCGTGCCGCCAACTTCCCACAGCGAACCGCCCTGCGCCATGTAGTTGGCCGTGTTGTAGCCCTGCGCAAGAGCCATCGACACGAGCGCGCCGAACGCGATCGACGCGCAGATGGCGACGGCGCGGGATTTCATCAGGTTCATGTTCGCTTCTCCGTAGCAGCGGCGACGATCCGGTTCGGATGCCGCGAGTGATCGTAACGGCGCTCGATTTGCTCCGCCGTCGGCAATTCGTCCTTCACGGTGAACACGGTCGAAAGCTTTCCGCGTTCCTCGCGGAAGCCGACGTCGAGCGTGTCGTAGCCGTAGAGGCGCTCCGGCTGGGTCGCGATGCCGTCGAGCAGGGTCGAATTCGCCGGCAATCCGATGACGATGCCGCGCATCTTGGCGACGCCCAAGTAGAACTCGACGCAGGCGCGCCCCTTCTCCGCGTCGTGCGCGTTCGGATAGGTGAAATCCATCCCAAACAGCGACATCTTCCTGACGCCGATCGCGATCGCGTAGGCCACGGCATACGCCGCGGTGTTGTTGAAGTACGCGATGCCGCCCGTCGCGGTCATCACTTCGGCGAGCGGATAGGCGACGAGGCCGGGATAGTCGGTGTGCGGACGGCTGGTGTAGACGGGCCCGGGATGTTTCTTCAGCCAGGTCAGCATCGCGGCGATATTAGAGCCTGGTGCTGCGCGCGCGCGTATCTCCTGGATGCGGACATCGTCCATGTGAAACACGCGATCGCAGGTGATGACATCGGCGACCGCGTTGATGCCCCAGACCTCGTCGGCGAACGCGTGGCGCGAGCCGAGCCGCTTGACGTGATCCACATAGGCCTCGAGCGACGGCCCAAGGGCGAGTATCGCGACATGCGCGGGCGCAGAGCGCTTGCTGCCCCCTCCACCGCTTCGCGGTCCCCCTCCCCCGCCTTCGGCGAGGGAGGAAGCGCGCACTCTTCTTTGTGCGGCCGCCTGCATCAAGTCGGGGTCGGCGCGTTGTCGGGGTTGCCGAGGATGACGGTCGCCGCGACCAGCGTGCCGGCCGTGACCGTCGACTTGACGCGCGGCTGCACGTAGCGCTTCAGGCCGATATAGCCGACGCGGCGCAGTGTGTTCTTGGTCGTTCCGGAGGCGCGGGCAGACGTCGCACCGGGCGCATTGTCGGAGCCGAGAAGATTGGCCGCCGTGACCTGCGTCATCGCGCCGGTCGTGTCGCCTTCGTAGACGCTCTGGGTGAACACCGCGTTCGTGGCGATGATCGAGCCATAGGTAAACAGGACTTCGACGCCCTGATAGCCGGCCCGATCGATGATCCTGCCGACCTGACCGGTACCGGTCACGCCGATGGCGACCGGAGAAATCGACCGCTTGGTCGCGATGGTGCTGTGAAGGTCGCGCATCTGCGCTGCTCCTTTCGAGAGAGGAATTGAGGGGACGCTTTGCGATTGCGGCGCGAGCTTAATCGGCCGGTGGCGGCGGAGACTTGGGCTCGGTGAGCGTCTTCAGCTGCGCCTGCATTCCCGCGATCGTCTTTTTCAGGGACTCAACCTCCGCGGATTGCTGCGCCGCAGCCGACGCACCGGCCGGCGAACGTGCCGCCCGCGCGGCGCGGGCCTTCTCAGCCTCCGCCTGTGCGACGGCTTTCGGATGCGGCTCGGCGAATTTGATCGTCCTCGGCTTCGACCTCGCGTCCGAGTCGTTCGCATAGGCCGCGCGGCCGATCGCGACGCGGGCGTGCGCGACGTCTTCCGGAAGCTCGATGATATCGCCGGGCAGGTAGGAGAAACGATCCCCGGCCCAGGCGACGTTGTTTCGGACTTGCATGACGGTTCTCCAGTTCTGGGAAAGAGAGCGGCCTGACGTTCACGGGAACGCCAGGCCTTCCGGGGGATTTATTTGACTGGTTCCCCGCCTTCGCGGGGACGCTCGCTTCGCTCGCGGTGCGCGTCTACGAGGAACTATTCGCGAAGGTCGCGACGGGGTGCGTGCCGGCATCCATCAGATTGCCGTCGACGCGCTGGAACGCGATGAAGCCGACCTGGTTGAAATCGGCGTAGCGTTCCGTCAGCCGGATCAGGCTGATACCCTTCACGCGGCGGATGAAGTAGAGCGAGAAATCGCCATAGGCGACGCTCTCCGCATTCGCCGCCATCTGCGGCATGTCGTTGTTCACCCTGAACGGATCTCCGTCGATCGTGTCGGGCTCCTTGTAGGCGAGGCCGGAGGTCCACAGCGGGCGGCCGATGCCGTCCTTCAGCTTCTTGATCGCCTTCAGCGTGGTGTCGTGGAACATCCACTTCGCGTTCTTTCGATACGCCGGATCGACGCTGTGCTTCAGCGTGTACAGATCGTCGGAGACGAGGCTCGTGGTCTCGCCGGTCGCGCCGGTCGTGGTCAGCGTGGCCGCGGTGATGACGCCGCGGGGTTTGGCCGCGCCGTCGCCGGTCGTGAAGTGGGTGTTCTGGATGCGGCCCAGGCGAATGCCGAATTTGCGCGCGATATACGCGTCAAGATCGAACGCGGAATCGTTGAGCAGCTGGTTCGACATCCTCACCACGAGCGAGGTGTAGGTGTACGCGTTCAGCGTGATCGCACCGAAAGCCGGATCGGTTTCGGTGACCTGGCTGTTCTCACCGAGAAGCGCGCCGGTGTTCGTTGTGTCGTTGTCCGTCGGCCACGGCATCGGGTTGCCGCTGTCGCTTTCGAACGTGAACGCCACGCCGGGATCGAGCATGCCGCCGTACCACTTCTGGGCTTCGGTGATCTTGTCCCCGAAGCCTTCCGGGATCAAAAATCCGCCGCTGGTCGACGGGTCGGTGCCGAGCGCGTTGCGGATCTGACGCTGCAGGTTTGCCGGCAGGCCCTTCAGCAACGTCTCCGCGCCGCCAAGGATGTTGCGGCCATGCATGATGGCCTTGTGCTCTTCGGACAGCGAGTTCATGCCGCCGCGCATGAAGAGATTGAACGCTTCGGCCTCCTCGGCCTCTTCCTCGGTCACTTCGTCGCCGGTTTTGCCGGCCCTGTCGGCGATCTTCTCGACGCGGTTCTTCAATTCGCGCTCGTGATCGTCGAAGCGCTCAAGGCGATCGATTTCCGCCTTCAGCGAGTCCGCGGCGTTCATCAGTTCGTCGAATTTGGCGTTCTGCTCCGCTGTGCGGTTCTCGATTTCCAGAAGAGCCTGCGCCTCGTCGACGATCTTCTTGCGATCGGCGCGCAGCTTCTTCGACTGCTGCATATTCATGGTCGGTTCCTTCAAGCTGCTGCCGTTGCCCAGGCGGCGTGGAGGGCGGGGATCGGTTAGCCGGAGACCTTGGCCAGCCGCAGTCGGTTGCGCATCGTGGCGAGGCGATTGGATTTCTCCTTCTCGTCGTCGCGGCGCTTGAAATAGGTGTCGAGCTTGCTCCGGATCTCGTTTTTCAGACTTTCCGGGATGTCGGTGTTGGGCAGGCGCGAGGCGACGGCGCGCAGGCCGCCTTCGATGGCCTTCAGCTTGCCGCCGACGAAATCGGCGAACGGGAGCTTGTAGCTTTCCTTCTTCGTCGGCGCGCCAGCGTCATAGGCGAAGAAATAGGGTCGCGCCTTCGTGCTGTCGGGTGTCGAACCGTTGAAACCGGCGTGATCCAGGATCGCTTCGGCGGCCTTCGAGCCGTCCCATGTGTCGGTTTCGTCGATTTCGAGGCCCATGTCGGCCGCGCATTTCCAGTCGCCGTCGGCGGCGCGGAAACGCTCCGGCACGTTGGCGTAGAGGCCGGGCCGCAGCAGCGCGGTGGCTTCGCTGTCGCCGGACATGCGGTCCGCAAAGCCCTTGTCGACGCAGGCCTGCGCGTCCATCCACGTCTCGGCCTTCATCAGCGCCAGGATATCGTCCGCCTTCATGCCGGTCTTGGCGGCATAGGCCGGAATGATCATCGCGTTCTCGTGGAAGGTGAGGATATCGGCCATCGCGGTCATGTCGTCTGCGGTACCCATGCAGATGCCGGACGCGCGATGGATCATCATGGCCCCGTTTTTCGCGACGGTGACCTTGTCGCCGGCCATGCAGATGACGGATGCGATCGACGCGGCGATGGAATCGATGCACATCTCGACTTCCGCCGGATGATTGGCGAACAGATTGTAGATCGCGACGCCATCCCAGACATCACCGCCGCCGGAATTCACGCGCACGCGGATGTTGGCGGTCTTGATCGGCGCCAGCGCCGCGGCGATGTCGTTCGCCGTGATGCCCCAGTAGCCGATCTCGTCGTAGAGATAGAGCTCGGTCGTGTCCGGATCGGCCGCATCGTTCTTCACCTCGAAGCGCCGGCCGGCGAGCGGCGCAACGCGCGCGCGGTTCTGCGGGCGCACGAGCTGGCGATTGTTCGGCATCAGGAAGCAAGGTTTGCGGCTCATAATTGTCTCCGGATGGCTTTTCTATGCCGCCCTGCGCAGAGAGATGCGGCGCGCGTCGCGGACAGCGGAGATGCCGAGGAAATTCGACCCTGCCTTTTCCGGCGGAAGCTCGGCAGGCTCATTCTTAGAGGCCAGCGTTCCAGCCCTGTCGATCGGGATCATGTTGACCGGCACGAAGACCTTCTCGGCGTTCGGATCGTCGCTGATCTTCATCCGCGCGGCGCGCAGGATGTCGTTGGGGCGCATGCCGCCGGACTGGAACCGCTTCGACAAGAGCTCGGCGCGTGCCGTCGCGTTCATCGCGTTCAGCGCGTCGCGGTCATAGAGCGGTTCGAGGTTCGTGCCGGAGCAGAGCTTCAGCTTCGCCTCCGCCTCGATGCGGCACATCCACGGATTGAGCGTCAGCAGCAGGAACGCGGTCAGGATCGATTCGAGGCCGGAGCCCCACGCGGTCATGTCGGCGGTCTCGCCGATCAGGAATGGGGGGACACGAAAGATGCGCGCGATGTCGACCGCGTTCCATTTGCGCGATTCGAGCAGCTCGCTGTCCTTGGCGCTGACCGGAACCGGCGTCGCCTTCATGCCGGCGTCGATGTAGACCGGCTCGCCCGCATTGTCGGAGCCCTGGTACTGGCGGCGGAATTCGTTCTTCAGCTCGCGCAACCCGTCGGGCGAGAGATCCTTGCCCGGGCCCTTCTCGATGATGATCGTCGGGCGCGGGCCGTTCGCCAGCATGCGCGCCTGGGCGGTTTCCATCGCCAGGCCGTGGCCGATCGTCTGGCGCCCGGCGAACGTGATCGGCGAAACGCCCTTCAGCCCGTCGAAGCCGAGGCCGGCGAAATGCAGCACCTCGTTCTGCTCGAGCGTGTAGACGCGGCCGTCGGAGGTCTGCACGCGGTACACGCGCGCGAGGCCCATGCCCTCGCGGCGATAATAGACCTGCGTCGCCCACGGGCTGAGCGGCACGAAGCCGATCGGATCGCCGGCGCCGTTGAACTCGATCGCGGAGTAATGATTGCCGGCGGTCAGCATGTGCACGCCGACGAGCTCGCGCCACATGAAGGCGGTCAGGCCGATGTCTTCGTTGGCGACGTCGTGCAGCAGCGCGTGGAGCGGATTGTCCGCCGCGACGGTCGGGCCTTCGGATGTTTCCTCGATCAGGTTCAGCGGCAGCGAGGCGAGGAGGCCGGCGATCAGGCTGACGCAGGCGAACACCACGGTCTGCCGCATGCCGGATTTTTCGCCGACCGGCACGCCGGCCGCGGTCGGTCCGCCGCCCAAGAGCATCGCGAGCTGGTCCGACGTGATCGGCACCAGCGGATTGGAGAGCGAGCCCTCGTCGTTGCGGGGACGCGATGCAATAACACTCGCGGGAATCGCCCGTGTCATGCTGCGGGCAAGAGCGTTGGCGATCATGTGTCGGACGTTCCCGCGAATTCCTGTGCCACGGCGCCGGCAATCACCAGCGCGCCGCCGACGATGAAGCCGAGCGGATGCGCATACATCCAGGTGCCGTAGGCGATCGAGGCGGCGCCGGCGAGCACGAGCACGTCGCGAAACGCCCCGCCGCCGAACACGCGCGTGGCGCGCGCAATGCCCGCGGCAATCGTCTTGCGCCTGTTCACGCCGCAGATTTCTCGAGCGCGGCCTCGACGATGACGATGGCCGCCTCCACGTCATTGTTCTCCGCGTCCTGTCGATGCTCGGCGACGAGCTTCTTCTCGAAGCGATCGAACGCTTCGCGAAGGTTCATCACGCGGCTTCTCTCAGTTTGCGCTCGCGCGCGATCTTCTCGTAGACGCTCTCGGACACTTCGGCCGGCTTCGCCATACACATGCCGAGCCCCATCACCGCGGCGACGATGCCGTCCATCTTCGCGGCCAGCATCTGGTTCTTCGTTTTGCCGCCGGACGATGGCTTGACCGGCTTGATGTTGTCATGCGCGTCGGTTTCGACCGCGGCGTTCTTCGCCATCCAGCGCATCACCGGATGATTGCCGTGCTCAAGCGCGAGGCCGAGCACCAGGCGCTCGAATTCCTTCGACGGGCCCGACATCGACGCGAAGCCCTGGCCGAACATCTCGACGTTCAGCCCGTCGGTGCCCCTGAGCTGCACCGCGAGCTGCGTCGCGTTCCAGCGGTCGATTGCGAGATGGCCGAAGCCGAAGCGGCCGGCCCAGTCGAGCACGTCGCGGCGGATGAACTCATAATCGGTGACGTTGCCGGGCGTGAGAACCAATGCTTCGGCGTCGGCGAATGATTGGTAGCGGTTCGCCTGTTCCTTCGAGACGCGCTTCAGCGTTTCCTTCGGCAGGTAGAAGCGCCACAGGAACGCGGTGCGCTCCGTGTCGCTGCCCGGGAAGCAGAAGCTCAGCGCGGCAATATCGGTCGTGGTCTGCAGATCAAGACCGCCGGAACAGGCGCGGCCCGCGAGCATCTCGGGCAGTTTGCGCCACAGGAGAGGATCCGGGGCGCCGCAGTTGCGCACGATCGCGGCGAGCTGCTGGTCTCGGTCCGTGTCGGAGAGGAAGAGCTTCGCGGCGCGCTCCTCCGGCGCCACGGTGCAGCAATCCCAGAACTCCATCGGCAGCCAGCGCGTCGCCTGTTCGACCCACTGGTTCAGGTAGTAACGGCGGAAGCGGTTCTGCAGGCGGGGCAGGTTGCGCGCCTTCTGGCATTCGGCGCGCAGGAATTCGATCTTCGGCGAGATGCCGAGATTGGGGTTGGCCGCGGCCCACACCGCGGGGTCGGTCCAGTCGTCATTGTCGTTCGCCGCGTAGATCACAACCAGCAGCGTGTCGTCTTCGATCTCGCGGCGCTGCACGGCGCGCGCATATTCGTGCTGCTCGTGCGCGTAGGTCCCTATTTCGCCGGCCGTGGTGATGAAGATTTCCATCGGCTGGGCGCGGGCGCCCTCGCCTTCGTGCACCGCGTCGACCAGGTCGCCGTCGACGAAGATATGCACCTCGTCGGCGATCATCGCGTGCGGAGAGAAACCCTGCTTGGTGCGCGGCCGGCTCGACAGCGGTTTGAACGAGCCGTTCAGCGCCGAGCAATAGAGGCTGGTCTTGAACGTCTCGATGTCGGAGGCGAGCGCCTCGCTCGAGGCGACCATCGTGGTCGCCTTCTCGAACACGATCTTCGCCTGGTCCTTGTCGCCGGAGACGGAATAGACCTGCGCGCCGCGTTCGCCTTCGACGAGCAGCAGGAGGCCGAGGCCGGCGGCGGTTTCGGTCTTGCCGTTCTTGCGCGGGATCTCGATCCACGCCTTGCGGTAGCGGCGCGTGCCGTCGCGGCGTTTCCAGCCGAACAGCTTGCGGATGAAATGGCGCTGCCAGCGCGCGAGCACGAACGGCTTGCCGGCCCATTCGCCTTCGGTGTGGCGAAGATAGGTCGGGAAGAACGCGACGGCGGCCTCCGCCGCGGATTGATCGAACCAGTACCGGCCGCTCGATTCGTAGCGCCGTCCGTCAGTTGAGGCGCGCATCGCTGCGCAGGAACCCTACCGGCGAGGACGGGCGCGGTGCTTCGGCCGTGTCCTCCGGCATGTCGGCCTCCGGGAACAGGTTCGGCGTGGCACCCGTTGCGGCCATCCGGATCATGTATTGCTGCCTGGCCATCGGCGACAGGCCGAGACGGTCCTCCATCGCTTCGAGACGCTTCGACAGCAGCTGCTGCACGACGAATTGCGGCCGCATCCGCTGCATCACGCCGCCGGCGACGGTTGCGGCCTCGTAGGTTTCGTCGCCGAACGCGTCGAGCGCCTTCGTCACCTTCCAGTACCGCGCCACCGCATCGCAATAGCGCAGCAGCAGGGATTCATCCGACGCGCGGACGAAGTTCATCCGCCTGAGGTCGCCGGAGATGATCTCGTAGGCGCGCCTGGCGTTGTCGCTGAGCTCCGCGAACGGCAGCCCTTTCGCCGGCGCGTCGTCCGCAAGCTGGTCCGGGATCGGCCGGCGCCCGGGATTGCCCTGCGCCTCCCGCAATTCCCCCGGCTTCGGAATACGCCCACGCAAATCACTCACTCCTCAAACAAAAAATATCCCAATTCCGCGCCCGTCCTTTTTTGGTCGCACACCGGTCAACCGTGGGACGGATTGTATGTTTTGGACCCCCTACCCCTTGGCGGCAGGACCAGGCGGATAGCGAGCGCGTCGAGCGCGGCGATGCCCTCGCGTTCGATGGACTGTTTCATGCCGTTGTGGCAGCCGGTGCAGCAGCTGAGCCAGTACGTCGTGTCCCAGAAGAGCGCGACGTTGCCGTTGTGCGGGTAGAGATGATCGACGAGAGACGCCGCGGTTAAGCGATCTTCGAGCGCGCAATATTCGCAGAGCGGTTGGTCGGCAAGGTGCAGTGCGCGGGCCTTGCGCCAGCGTGCGTCGTAGAGCCTGCGCTCGACCGGACGCACATCGCTGGCACGGTCATGCGGGCGGAAGGTCGGCGGACTTTCCGGCACGCGCGCAGTTTTCGATGATGGATGATTTCCATGGGAGAAGATGGGAGAATTGGACACCTGTCAAGAAATAATTTCGCGTCACGCGCATTTCTTCGTCGCGCGCATCGCATCGATCCGTGCGAGCCCGTTGTCGCGCCAGACCCGTGCGGTGCGGCGATCGACGCCGAGCGTCTTCGCGACCTGGCCGACCGCACGGCACTCCGCGCAGATCAGCCACACCGCGCGGGCGAAATTGCGCTCCGCCTTCGCCAGCCTCAGCATCCATCCGAGACACTCGTGCATCCGCTCGATCGCTGCAGCGCTCGGCGGCGGACGCCGCAGGTGCACGCCCTTCGGCACGTCGTCCCAGATGCGACGGATCACCAGCGGCCATTCCATCGTCTGGCACCGCAGCGCGCTCTTGTCGCGGTCCGGCAACCGCCGCAGCACGTCGGCGCATTCCTCCAGCCGTTCGCCAATCTCCGCCGCAACAACATTAGAAACCAGAATTTTCGTTCCTTGAGGGAGAGAGGGAGAATGCGTAGTGGGCGGGACATGTGCGCGCGCGCACATGGGAGCGCTTGAGAATTGCTCCCTCTCCCTCCCCGCCTCACCAACCGCTTCATCCGCTTTCATTTTCGCCTCCGCGCAGGTGAGGGAGGATGAGGGAGCAAGGGAGATATTCACAGACGCGATTGCGGCACGCCGCGCCGCTGATACAACATGCTGCTTCAAGATGAAGTGTCGCCGTGCGCGCCTGAAACAAGCTGCGATGCAAGATGCTCCCTTGCTCCCTCATTCTCCCCGCCTTGCTCCCTCGAATTCGACACGCTGCAGCGCGAGCCCGACATAGACGGTCAGCCCGCGCGTCTTGCGCTTCTCGATCCCGTGTCCCGCGAGCTTCGCGCCGAAGGTTTTTGCCGGCAGCGCATCGAGCCCTTCGTCCTCGCACCACGCCTTGTACGCACCGCGCAGTTCCTTCGCGCCGACCTCGTAGCGCTCCCCGCTCGCCGGATCGCGGTAGTCGCCGGTCACCTCGCATTTCGCCTTCAGGAATTCGCCGACCGGGTCCTGGTCCGCGCGATAGCTTTCCGTCGCCGCGATCGCCGTCTCCGGCGGATCGAGGCCGCGCTCGAGCCACGCTTCGACGCCGGCCAGCATCCATTGCATGATGCCCGGCGCCTCGCGCGCCAGCTTCTGCTCCAGATCGCGATCCTCGACCGGGATCATCACCTTGAACGGCACCAAGAGCACGCGCCGCCAGATGCCGTGATCGGTCCCGCGGATCGTCGGCTGATGGTTGGTCGAGATGATCGCCTTGAAACAGGGGCGGAATTCGAAGAAGCCCTTGTTCAGGTGGCGCACCGTCATCGGATCGCCGCCGGTCATCTCCTTGATCCGCGATTCGTCGAGCCTGGCACCTTCCGGCGGCTCCGCCGCGGTCACGAGCCGCGCGCCGGGCAGCCGCGCCAGATCGGGCGACGCATCGGCGCCGGAATTGCCTTCCTTCTTGGCCAGGAACGTCGACACCGGCGACGACATCGCGTAATCGCCCATCACCTGGCGCATCACATTGATCAGCGTCGATTTGCCGTTGCGCCCCGATCCCCAGAACAGGAAGAATTTCTGCTCCCGGATCGAGCCGGTCAGGCAATAGCCGAAAATGCGCTGCACGAAGCTGCGCATGTCCGGATCGGGCAATATCTCTTCCATGAACGTCTCGAAACGGGGACAGGATGCTTCCGCGTCGAACGGCGCGGCGAGCGCCCGGCTGATCCGGTCGGTCCGCACACTCTCCCGCCGTCGGCAATTGAGCGACAGCGTAACGGTGCCGTTCGCGCAGGCGGCAAGAAACGGATCGGCGTCGAGCGCGTCGACGGCCTGCGTCAGATACGGCTCCGCCGCATCGAGCATGCCGCGCACCCGGCCCATATTGCCGGTCGCGACGCTCCAGGCGAACAGCCGGTCCACGCGCTCCGGTCCGCCTCGTCCAGGCTTCGCCTTCAGCGCCTTCGCCTCTTCGGTCACGGCCTGCGCGACGCGATGCCCGCGCTTGACCGCTTCCGCATCGCCGCGCTCCAGATCCCATTTCGATCCGTTCCAGCAGAACCAGCCGATATTCTTCACATGCATCAGATCTTCGCCATGGCGCGCGAACAACCGATTTCCGTTGCCGAAATCGTTCAGCGGCTGGAACGCGAGCGCGCGGTCCAGCGCATCGCCCTCCTCCGGCCCGTCGTCCGGATCGGGCGCGGGCCGTTTCCGCGACGAGAAATTCTCGCCCAGCTCGGCGTAGGGATCGTCGTCGGGCTCCGACATCGCTCATCCGGTTCCCTTCGGAGCAAACACTTGCGGCCGCGTCACGCGTTGCGCAGGGGCTTTCATCGCGCGGGCGATGTGTGCGGCCAGCGCGCGGGAATCGGGGATGAACAGCGTCTTCGCGTGCGCGGGCAGCACATAAGGCGCGCGCGGCGCAACAACGCCGGTCCAGTCGAACGCGGCTGGCTCGATCAAGAGCGTGGCGCGCGGCTGTCCCGCTTCGCGCGCGGCGATGCGTGGCGGCATCTGCGCCACCATGCGCCGCACGAACGCGAGATGCGCATCGAGCCAGGCGCGGCCCGATCCATGCACCACGACGCGCCCCGCATCGTCGGCGCCGAACAATCCGATCGCCATCGTCAGGCCGGTCAGCGAGCGCGGCCGGGGGCCGAGCGCGACAAGGTCGCAGAGATGGCCGGTGATGAATTCGAGACGGTCTTCGGCATCGTCATGGGCTGAGGCCGGAAACAGGAACGCGCACGCATCGTCGCCCCACACCGGAACGACGATCGAGGACGGCACCATCTCGTGCGACATCGCCCAGCGGAACCTCGGCGCGGTCACCGTGCCGAGCTCGAGCTTCTCCTCCGGCACGATTCCCGCGACGAACGCGCCGATCCGCGTCAAATGATGAAACACCGCGCAATCGGCGTCGCTGTCCTTCAGCGCCAGATGCTGCGCCAGCGATTGCGCCGCATCGGACCGCCCGAAAAAATCGCACCAATCCTGCGCGAGCGAAGAAAGAGCCTCACGCGGAGACGCGGAGACGCGGAGTTCATGTGGCTCCGCGTTCTCCGTGGCGACCGCAGGTCGCCCGCGTGCCAATTCTTGTTCTTGTCTGGCGAATTGCGTCATGCCGCGCACTCCGTCGACGGCGCGGACACGCGCGATAATCCGTAACCGCGGCCCCATGCAGTCACGATCTCGACGCCGATCGGCCTAAGTTTGCGCCGCAACTTGCACACCCAGATGTCAACGAGTTTCGCATCGGGCTGATCGCAATCGGGAAGCGCCGCATAGATCATGTCGTACAGCACGCCCTTGTCGATGATGCGACCGCGCCGCTCGTAAAGGATCGTAAAGAATCGGTACTCGGTGCCACTCAGCCGCGCGCGCTGCCCGCGGAAAATGACTTCGTGCGTGTCCGGGTTGGCCGATAGTCCGTCGAAATCCGGCAGCGGCTGATGACAGGCGGGGCAGAAACGGTTCATTCCGCGGCCTCGTCTGGCAGCGCGACATCGTCTCCGGCGAGCATGTCGAAGAATGTCGGCGATGCATCCGCCTGCGACGCCGCTTCGCAATAGTGCAGCGCGTCACGGTAGTAGCGGGGGCTCAGCTCAATCCCGAACCCGCGACGGCCTAGCTTCAGCGCGCAACAGGGCACGGTGCCGATACCGGCGAACGGATCGAAGACCGTCTCGCCCGGCATCGAATAAAGCTCGATCGCGCGGTCGACGATATCGAGCTGCAGCGGACATAGATGCATCTCGCGGCCCTTCTGGGCCTGCAGCATGTTCAGCGTGCGCATCCGCGCCACGTCGCTCCACACATCGGGATGATCCGAATGCGTTGGCAGCAGCATGAACGAGGACGGCAGGCTGCGCGCATAATCGAGTTCCTCGACCGTCGCGACATGCCCCGCATAATCGTAAGGCGCCGCGGTCGAGCGCGCGCGCCAGGCGCGGTACAACGCCTTGAAGCGCGTCTCGCGCGGCTGTTTCAACAGCGCCGCAACCTCATCGGTGCCGATCAGCCGGTTCCCGCTCGAGCGCCAGAACCCATGCGCATCGATCTGCCAGCGCGCCCGGCTGTATCCCGTCGCAGGCACCGGCTGTTTGAAGTTCGTCTGCTTGTCGAACGGCGCCGGCGCGCCATGATCGTCGCAGAGCGGCTTGTCCTTGCCGACGCGCGCATCGGCATAGCTGGTCGCGGCATCGCTGGTCGGCTTGCGGAACAGCAGCAGATATTCCGGCTGTCCGGCGCCGATCTTGGTGGCGTCCTTGCACACCTCGCTCCAGCCGAGACGATAGGTCTGGTTGTTCTCGCGCACCACGTCGGTGCAGATCGTGCGCCGCGCCATGAACGCGAAGCCGCGGCGGCGAAACCGCGCGACGCAATCGTCCGAGAACGGCGTTAGGGTCTGGAAGCCGAGCCCATTGATGCCGCCCGGCACGACCCGGTCCTTCACATGGATCACGGCGACGCGGCCCGGCCGCAACATGCGCAGCAGGTCGGGGATCAGAAAGTCCATCTGTTCCCAGAAATGCGCGTCATCGTCGGTGTGGCCGAAATCGTTGAAGCTCGGCGTGTATTCATATTGCGTGGAGAACGGGATCGAGGTGACGATCAGATCGACGGAGTTCTCCGCCGCGCCCGCGCATTCCTCCACGGAATCGTTGTTCACCATGCGCCAGCGTTCGCCGCAGGCCTCCGCGCGCTGCGTTCCCATCGAACGCGCGAGGCTCTTCGCCATCGCGGCCTGGCTCAGCCCATATTCGCGGATCAGCTGCGACATGATCTCGGCCTGCGCGTCGTGGCGCGCCCATTTCACCTCGAGATTGCGCCGCGTCTCGCGCTCACCTTCGGAATAGATCATGTCGATCCGCACGTCGCGCATCTGCCCGAAGCGCTGCAGCCGGTGCACGGCCTGGATGAAGTCGTGAAACTTGTGGCCGATGCCGAGAAAGATCGCCCAGGCGCAGAATGCCTGAAAATTACATCCCGCGCCGGACATGGAGGGCTTGGTCGCCAGCTCGGCAATCCTGCCATGCTTGAAATCGAGCGCAATCTTCTCGTTCTTCAGGATATCCTGCGACCCGAAGATCGCATGCACGCGCGGAACCGCTTTCTCGATCGCCTCGCGCTCGGCTTCGAGATCGTGCCACAGGATGCGGTGCGCGTCCGGGTCTTCGGCGCGCAGCGCGAGCATCTTTTCCACGCGCGCCCCGAGCGAGTTGCGCTTCTCCTGCGCCGACTCGCTGACGCCATGCGCGGCGTTCGCGAACATCCGCGCCTGGCCGTCGCGCTCCGCCCCGGCCTTGGAATGGTCGCTCGGCACCTCGTGCCAGCGCACGTCGAGCTTCGGGAGCGAATAGCCCTCGTCGGAAAAGCCGAGATCCGATGGGCGGCGCACGAACAGCGCCCAGCTCGCAACCCACAGCCAGAACTCGCGCTCCTTGTGCGGATGGATCGTGAGCTTGTCGGCCTGCGTCGAATCGCGCTTGAAGAACCGCGTCTTCGCCTCGCCAACATCCATGATGCCGAGAAACGCCGCGTAGGCGAGCAGCTCGATGTATTCGTTCGGGTCCGGCGTCGCCGTCGCGACGAAGCGGTACTTGGTCCCACCCTTCGACAGGCTCAGGGTGAGGTCATCACTTTCCCCTCGTCCTGAGCCTGTCGAAGGACGCCGATCGTCGCCGGCGAACTCCGCCATGAAGGTGCGGAACGTCTTGGTGCCGCCGAAGCCGCGCAGAACCGCGCCCTCGTCGAGGCTAACCAGGCCGAACTGCCGCGCGTCGATCTTGCCCTCGCGCGCCGTCTCGTAGTTCGTCAGGTTGATCGAATGCTCGCAGGCCTCGCGCGTGCTGCGGATAAACCGCATCTTGACCGCAAAATCGCCGGTGAAACGTATCTCCGCCTCCTCGAAGAATTCCTGCCGCACACCCAGCGGCAGCACGATCATCGGCACGGCCTGCTTGATCTTCAGCCCGAGCCGCGCCAGCTCGATCTGCGTCGACGTTTTGTGCAGCCCGAACGCGGAAAATATCGCGCGCCTGCCGCCCCGTGCTGCCCATGGCACGATCGCCTCCCGCACGAAATCCTTCAGCGCCGGATTGACCTCACGCGGATCGACCTCGAACCCGTCGCTTTCCGCCAGCCGCACCTTGGCGCGGAGGAACGCGCGATAGTTTTCAATCTTCGCATCCGCAGAAGAAGGCTCACACGGAGGCACAGAGCCACAGAGAGGCACGTCGCTCTGCGTCTCTGTGCCTCTGCGTGAAAATTCTTCCTGTGCCATCATCATGCCGCCACCGCCGACACAGGGGCAGCAGGACGTTCGACCCGCGCTTTAACTCGCGGAGCCGCATCGCCCATGATCGCGCCGACGCACGCTGCCATCTTGCGCACCGAAACGGCGTTGCCGATCTGCTTGATCTGCTCCGTTTTGGTGCCCGCAAATTCATAGGCTGCGTCTTCCGTCGTGAAGCCCATCGCCGCGGCGAGCTCGTGCGGCTCCAGCATGCGGAACAGGATGTCGTAATGCGGCGTGCCCTCGATCAGGTCGACATGGCAGGTCGCGAGGATCGCCGGCGACGGATCGTCGACGCTGTGTACGCGCGGCACCTGTCCTTCACGCTCGCCATGCTGCGCCGTGATGAACGCGAGTTCGCCGCGGTTGGCGCAGGTGATGGTCTGCAACGGCTCGTTTACATCGCGCGCGCGATCTTCTCCGCCCGCGTGGGTGACCGGCACGACGATGCCGAATCGGTCCTTCGTGGTGACGGTCGGTAGCGGGTCCTTGTCGCTCGAGCAGCTCGTGCTCGCGCCGTAATAGGACGCGATCATTACATGGCTGTGTTTCGCGACCTGCGTGGGCGTCGGCTCGTCGACGGAACGCGGCGCGCCTTCAGCGTGACGCGAAAGAATGAACGGTTCGACGACGGCATGATGGTTTCCCGTCGTTGCCGTCGCGAGAGGATCGTCGGTCGAATGCGGCGCGTGACCGCTCGTGTTGGTGAGAACGAACGGCTCTATCAGCGCGCGCCGCGCGCACCCAGCATGGTTCGCATCGCTCGCACCGCCGGTCGTGATCGTCGGAAGCGGCTCGTCGTCGACGCCGCGCGGCGCACCGCTGTTCTGTTGCGAGAGCACGAACGGCTCCAGCAGATACCCCGCGCCGCGGCAATCGCTGGTGGGCAATGGCTCCCTGATCGAATGCGTGCGAACGCCGCCATTATCGCCATGGCGATTGAGAATCATCGGCTCCGCGAGCCCGATGTGGTTTCCGTTCGCGGCAATGGTCGGCACGGGCTGATCCACGCTCTGCCCGGCCATATGATTGCGCAGGATGACAAGGAACGGCTCGGGCCAGTGGAACTTCACCGCGCCTGCATGGATGCGCGCCAGCGTCTTCGGCGCGAGCGGCTTCTTGCGGTTGAAGATGCTGCGGCCGCGCAGTGACCAGTCGATGATCTCGCGTGCCGGCCGCCACGGCTTCACGGTCGGGAAGAGCGCGAGACCGTCCTCCGGCTTCTTCTGGTGCGTTGCCACAGGCCAGACGACGCGCCGCCCGTCATTCCTCGCCATCAGGATGAAGCGCTGCCGCGTCGTTGCGTCGCCGTAATCCGCGGCGTTGAGCTTCTTCCATTCCGGCTCATAGCCGAGACGGCGTATCGTCTCGATCCAGGCGCGGAAATATTCACCCTTGCGCGCCGCAATCGGTTTCGAGCTGCGCGGATCGACCGGGCCCCAGCCGCAGAACTCCCACACGTTTTCGATGATGACGCGCTTCACGCGCAGTTCGGTCAGCCAGGTGACGATGTGCCAGGGGTCGCTGCGCTGCTGGTCCGATGTCGGCTTGCCGCCACGCGCCACGGAATGATGCGTGCAGGTCGGCGACGCCATCAAGAGGTCGAGATAACCCTCCGGCACGAGCAGGTGCGGCCGGACCGTCGCAATGTCCTGCACGTAGTGCCGCGCATCCGGATGGTTCTTCGTATGCGTCTCGATCGCCGTCGCCCAGTGATTGACGCAGACGAGCTCCATCTTGAGGCCGAGCGCCGCCAGCGCGCGTTCGCACCCGGTCGACGATCCGCCAGCCCCACACAACAGATCGGCCACGAGGATCTTGCGCGTCACGCCGCAGCCCTCGCGAGCGCCGGAAGGCCGCGTTTCTTGCGTTCGCGGTCGACGACGGCGAGCAGGCCGGAAAGATCAACCAACTTTCCCTCCACGGTGTAATGACCGCGGCCGCGGTTCTTCGCCGGCGCGAATTGCGCCGGTATGCGGCACACCTGAGTGAGCCAGTCGCACAGCGTGATCGGATTGCCGGATGCCGCGCCGTCCACCTTGCGCGCGCCATGCTTCGCCATGTAGTCCGCGATCGCGTCCTTCTCGTCCTGTTTCACAGCGACCTTCGCGGGGCCGCGAGCAAAGGACTTGCGCCGCGTCTGCCGCTCCTCGGCGATCAGCGTCTTCTCGATCTTCGTGCCGCCCGGCCCGAGCTTCGGATTGAGCAGCTGGCAGAGCCGCAATCCCACATGGAGACGCACGCCCCCCCTTGGCGTTGTCGAGAAGCGCACCGGCGAGCAGCGCGGCCACAGTCTTCTGCTTCACCGCCGCGCGTACCTCGTCGATGCGGGCGAGCCATTCCGGATTGGCGAATAGGGTGTCAACAAAACCTTCGATCAGACACGCTTTGACGAGGCCGGTGTTCGCGCCGGTCATCGTGATCAGCGACAGGGCTGCGGCCGTGACTTCGCGGCCGAACCGCTCGATCGAATTCTCGATTGTGCCATAGGCGAGCGTGTCGCCAGGTTTCATCTCGGCGGCGGAAACCGGATAGGGCGAGATGTGCGCGCCAACCGATTCGGCGAGCTCGTGCGCCGCAACCGCTTTCGGTTCGCGCGCCGCGAGACGGGCGCGGAACATGTAGAGCGGCGACACGCGCGTCACATGGCCATTGATCGTCGCGAACGCCGCTGCTTCCTCATTTCCCGGGCAGGCGAGAACGCAGCATGGCACTTTCGGGATCGCGCCGTGATGCAGCGCCGCCAGTGCGCGGTGCTGGCCATCGATGATCGCGTAGCGCCCGCCGCCACGCGCCGCGACGATCAGCGGCGAGAAGCGCGACCAGCGGAAATTCTCCACGATGCGGCGGATGTTTTTCTTCCCCGACGCGGTTACTTCGCGCTGGTACGCGCCGTCGATAAACAGCTTCGACAGCGCGATCCATTCCAGCTTCCCCGCCTCGCCGAGCGCGCGCGCCGGTGCGGGCGGCGTCTCGAAAGACAGCCGCGGCAGCGCGCGAAGCTCGGCTTTGCTCCCCCGCGAGGGGGAGCTGTCGGCGAAGCCGACTGAGGGGGCGGGGCCAGTGCGCATCGTGCTCTCAGGGCCGGTCCGGCATGCCGAGATAGAGCGTGCGGCCGCTCGTCCGCACCGCGGTGCAGGCGGCCTCGAATTGCTCCGCCACGATCAGGTCGGGCGCGAACAGCTCATAGCTCCAGAGCACGTTGCCACCGCCGGCGTTCCGGTACCGAAGCACCGCGCCGACAAGCACCTCGGGCTGGCCGAAGAACACCGGCACGCGGATGTAGAACATCTTCGGCACTGCGAGCGGGCGCCCGCCCGTGCCGGTGTGCTCCTCGCTGTATTGCAGCGTCTCCTCGCCGGAATTGCGATCGAGCTTGATCTCGACTTTCTCGGTCGCGGTGATCTTGAGGCCACGCGACAGCTCGAAGATCTTCGACGGTGTCGCCACCACCTTCTCGCCGCCCATGTGTTCGAGGAAGCGCGTCACCGCTTCGCCGAGCGCCTCGTTGCGCTTCGGCGAAGAGATTTCGTAGATATGCGTCTCGATGAATTCGGCGAACTCGCCCTGCTTCAGCCAGACGCCGTGCTTCTCGGCCCAGTTGCGCCAGGCGAGCGTGACCGGGAAATCGTAGCGCGTGCCGAAATCGTGCCAGCCCGCGTCCTTCTTGTCCCCGTAATTGCCGATGCCGGCCAGCGCCAGCTTCGGATTGCGCCACTCGCCGTTCAGCTTCTCGAGCCCCTCGCCGAACACCGGCGCCTGTTCCTCGCAATGCCGCTCCATCCAGGCGAGCAGGCTCACGACATTCGCCGCCGCATAGGTCCCGCGGCGACGCAAAGGTGCGCCGAGCGTGCGCTCGTATTTTTCGAAGAACGTCTCGATGCCGATCGCGCGGCGATGCTCGTCGACGACGATGAACGGCACGTCGAAACCGTCCCTGGTCTCGGCGCTCAGAACCTCGGTGCCGACCGCGCTCTTCGCCAGATCGGCCAGCGCGGACAGTTCGTTCGTCAGGACCGCAGTCGCCTGCGGGCGAACCGCTTCAGGTTTGCTCATCACTATCTCTCCTTCTCTCTCACTTGTTGCACGCGTCCTTCGACAGGCTCAGGACGAGGAAGAAAAACCCTCACCCTGAGCCTGTCGAAGGGTCACACCGCGCGCGGGCCTCTGCCTGCCGCGAACAGCCGGAGCTGTTCCGGATTGTCCTCGGTGAAATTGTTGTTGCGGTCGGTCCACAGGATCGCGCCGGCGACCGGCACGCCGGGCAGCTTGATGTCGTAGCCGCCGGTGACGTGCATCACGCCCTTGTCGTTGATGATCTTGATCTTGATCGTGATCTCGGCCTTCGGCTTGCCGCGGAAATCCTGATAGTGCTGGTTCAGCGCCGCGCCGATCTCGGTCATCTTGTGCGTCAGCTCGTGAACCAGCGATCCGTCGCCGATGCGGCTCAGGAACCAGGTGAAGCTCTTCGCGCTGCCGGGCGGTAGAGTTTCGTGTTCGATCGTGCGTTCCGCTGCAGAGTCCATGTCCGTTTCCTCGCTCATGCTGCCCGCGCACCGATGGCGGGAATGAAATCGTTGACGCGGGGCTTGCCCGCATAGACGCGGGCATGATGGTGGGGGCACCATGGCTCGCCCTTGTGTCCGCATTGCCGCCAGCCGGGCTGGTCGACTTCGCCGTGGATCCATTTGCAGCCGTCGCGGTGCTTCCCGGGTGAACCGAGCGGGTCAGGCTCCTCGGCCGCCGGCGCGATCGTCACCGGCCGCGGCGGCGTCGAAGGACCATTGATCGGCTTGCGGAAATCGGCTTTCACGACTTTGCGCGGCCGCTTCTCCGCCGTGCCGTCGCTCGTCTTTTCCTTGTATGCGCCGTGTTCGCCGCGCTTGTTCTTCCATGCGATCCCGAGCCGGCGCGCCCGCGCGATCACCGCGTTTCGGGTCATGTGCAGCGCCAGCGCCGCGCCGGAACCGCTTGCCCCTTCCGCCGCGAGTTCCGCGAGCCGGATGTCTTCGTCGAGACTCCAATCGTGTCCGCTGCTCATCGCCGGCCTCTGCGTCTCTGTGCCTCTGCGCGCACACTTTTCTTCGGTGGAACAAAGACGATCGCGCGTCGCATGGACGGCTGCGGCGCGGCACGGACGAAACTGATCTCACACGGAGGCACAGAGACGCAGAGCGCGTCCCCAAACGCGCGCTTCATATCGAGCGCATCGACCGCGCGCTCTTCGTCGCCGCGCTCCATCGCGCGCGCGAAGCGATGCTCGGCTTCGAGCAGCCTGTAATTCCCCTTCGACATTCGACGCTCCCAAATCCTCCGCTCCCGCGGAAGACACCCCTCGCGGTCTACGCCGCGTCGTTCTTGAGCCAGTAAGGCGTTTCGTCATGTACGATGTTCGGACGGTCCGGCTCGGCGCGCACCGCGTCGACGAGCCTGGCAATTCCGGCGCACAAGGCCTCGCGCGCGTTCGCGTCCCCGAAATGCTGCGCGGCGCGCATCAGGATTCGCACCGCGAGCAGCGCGAGATATTTGCCGATGCCGATCTCGCGCTTCGCCGGCCAGGGCAGACGGTCCGCCTCCTGCGCCGCGCACTCCAATGCCGCGATCGCATGCGGCCAGTGCGCCAGCCCCCTCGCCTCGATGCAAAGCCGCTCGACAGCGTTCATGGCGAGCACGGAGCGGTTGCCGCCCCCTCCACCGCCTTCGGCGGTCCCCCTCCCCCGCCTGACGGCGAGGGAGGAACCCGTGCAACATGATCCTCCCCCACGCTTTGCGTGGGGGAGGGGGACCGCGAAGCGGTGGAGGGGGCAGCAGCCGCACGTGCGGCAATCTCGAGCCGCCGGTCCAGCATGTCCGCTGCATCGCGGAGCGCCACGGCCTCGATGCGTAGCACCGCTTCGCGATGAGAATCACTCGCGCCGACAATGCCGGCGCACACCTGGTCGGCACGATCGAGCGCGGCATTGACATACCGGTTGCGCGACTGCGCGATCGCCGCATCCTGCCGCGCGGCTTTCGCAAATAATTCCCTGTCGAGCGGCTCGCGCTGCGTCAGCGGGCCGGGGCACACGCTCTCGTAGGGCTTTCGAGCCGCATTGATGACATCGGCTTCGACTTTGCCGCCCGCTCCTAGCTTCTCCTTCGTCCCTTTCGGCGGTTCGGCCGGAACGATCTCATCGATTTCGCGCGGCGTGAGGACCGACGCGTCGCGCCAATATGTCACCGCAATTCCGGCATCCGCCTGACGCCGCACATTCTCGAGGCCGACCAGCCGCATCAGTCCGCGACGCGCATACGAGGTGCGGATGTTGAGCCATTTGCCGACCACGACGCAGCTGACGCCGGGCGGCCGGTCTGGCAGCGCGCCATAGATATCGCGCAGCGTGACGGTCTCGCGGGTCATTTGGGCAGCCCGTCGAGCAGCCGCGACAGCGCGGAAATCGTTTCGATGCATTCGCGCCGGACGCGCGGCGCCTTCTTCGGGTCGAAGCGGCCATGCTCGAGCGCGCGCGCCGCATCGGCCATCACGCGGCCGCTCTCTTCCGCGACCCGGGCGATCTGTTCCGACAGGTTCATCGTGCATGGAACGGTGTCGCCGACATCGATCACGATCTTCTTCTGCGCCAGCGCGAGCCAGCGTGTCACAATCATGTCCCCGCAATGCTCTTCGAGCGCGAGCACGATGTCGACCGGCATGTGGATCAGCGCATTGTCGTCGCTGTCGTCGGTGTAGCGCGCGATCTGCGCGCGGCTGACGCGTGACAGCTTCGCTGCTTCGCCCTGGCCGCCGCACGCCATCACCAGGAGCGACACCGCTTCCTTCAGCGAGCCCGGCTCGCGGGGCTTGTAGGGCGCGCGGTTCATTCCGACCCCACGCGGAAATCGCGCTCGAGCCGCGCGTCAACCGTGCCGGCGAGCCAGAGCGAGAAGAACAGCAGCACCAGGCCCGCAAACATCGAGGCGCCGAACGCGATCAGTGCCCATTCGAAAATCTTCGCGGCGAGCCAGAGCCAGTTCATGCCGCTTCGTCCCCGGTGAGATTTTGACCGTCCGATTCCCTGTGACCTCCGGTTGCATCTTCGCCATCTGTGGGGGAGTCGAAGAAGTCGGAAGGGGCAAGATCAATGCCGCGGGCTCTCGCGCCATCGAGAATTCGTTGCTGGTTTTGGGAAGGGACAACGCCGCCGGACCCACCCCTGTCCTTTGGATACGTCCACCGATGGACGCGTGACAGATGAACATCGGCCAGTTCGGCGACCACGGCTGCGCCGCCGCACTTCTCAATGATCCGCTCCGCAGGGCTCATGGGCCAAACGATTGCGTAAATCGCAATGTGATGTCAAGCTCGTCGTGCGATATTAGCAATATAAATTTCGTGCGGTTTTCGCAAAATAGCCGCATGATTGATTTGAAGACGTTGCGCGCGCAGCTTGATCAACCCGGCAAAAGCCAAAGGGAACTCGCAGGAATTCTTGGAATTGACCCTGCGGCCGTCAATCGAATCCTCACGGGCGAACGGCAGATAAAGGCCAGGGAGCTTGAGAAAATTCTCTCCTACATCGGCGCATCAGAGAGCCCGCAGGAGCCGTTCCTAAATGACGCATCGTCGAGGGCCGACACTATCCCTGTGCTGGGAATGGCCGAAGGCGGGGAGGACGGCATGGTTGAGTGGAACGGCGACGTTATAGATAGGGTACCTCGGCCGCCATACTTGGCCAATGCGAACGACGCTTATGCGCTCTACGTTGTCGGGGAGAGCATGGTTCCACGGTATCGCCCCGGAGAAATTATCTACGTTCACCCTGGCCGTCCAGTTCCAGTCGGGTGCTACGGCGTTTTCCAGCTCATTACCGGCCCCGGGCCACATCGCAGGGCACTCATTAAAGAGCTAATTCGAAAAACGACTTCCTCGTTGGTGCTCCTGCAATATAACCCGGAAAAAGAAATCAGCGTTGCAATAGCAAAGGTATCGGCGATGCACAGGATTGTCGGGACTGCCGAGCACTAGGACGCGTTCAGCTTTTCGTCCCACAGCCTCATTTGCTCAACTACGCGGGCCCTAAGCTCTCCGTCGATATGTGCCATGTCCAGCATCTGCTCGTCGGTAATCTTCAGCGCTCGCTCGTGCTGGCGGAAAAGTTCAAACATCTTTCGAGCCTCCGATTCGCTCCCTTCCATCTCCCTCGCGGCCTGACGGTTGGAGCCGCGCAACATTTCATCAACACGGAATCGGGAATTTTCGCCCCACCAGGTTTCGAACAAGAGCCCGACATCGAAAGCCGAATGATTTGCGTGTCTCTGCTCGTTAGCGCTTTTGGCAGCGCTCGCACATGCGTCGATCTCGTCAGCGCTATTTGGTAGATCGATGCAGCGCTGCGCCGCTTCGACACCGCGCTCCATTTCCGAGCCCACCGTCGGATTGTCCCGCACCGGGGCATTTAGGTCCACCTGTCCAGCCGCAGGTGCGGCCAGGATCATCAACGTGAGCGCAAGCAATATTTTCATAGTTTCCTCCCTGCGACGACCGTAGCACTCCCCTGGCGACAAAAAGATTGCGATAACCGCATTGACAGTCATTGCGATATTCGCAATATAGGCGTGCAGAGGGAGCGCCGCATGACCACCCACACCCAGACCATCCACGCCGTCCGCTACCGGCTCAGCCAGGCGGTGACCAAGCTGGCGCCGCTCTACACCGATCCAAAGGAGCTCAAGCGCGTCCTCCAACGGATGATCGATTACGAGATTTCCGCGATCGAGAACGAGCGCGCTTGCCCGACCGTGGAGGACGAGCGGTGAGCCGCGGCATTCTGGGCGGTTACGAGGGGCACTTGGCGAAGGCGGTCCGTGCCGCCTGCCGCGAGCTAAAGGCGGACCGCGAGCGCGAACGGATCGCCCGGCTGACCCGCAACGACGCCGCCTCGATCATGGCCCGCATCATCGCCACCCGCACGCTGCAATGCGGCCAGGTCAGCCGCGAGGATTTCCTCCAGGGCGGCATCCCGGCCGACTTCATCGACGAAGCGCTGCCCAAGGCCTTTGCCCGCGCCCGGGCCCGCGAACCGCGTCTCGACAGGATGGTGCTCGCGTGAGGCGCTCGGCTCTCGAAGGTCTCGTCTTCGCCGCGCTGATGGGCGCGCTGATCCTCGTCAGCGGATTTTTCTCGTGACGCAGACGCGCGCGATGTCCGCCGTCGAGGCCTGCGCCAATGTCGCGATCGGCTTTGCGATCAATTTCGTGGGGCAGCTTGTGCTCTATCCGGTGTTCCGCATCCACACCTCGATCGCCACGAACACCGAGCTCGCGCTCTGCTTCACCGCCATCTCGATCGCGCGCAGCTACATTGTGCGCCGCTGGTTCAACGGTCCGCTCGCCCGCCTGCGTATGCGCGAGCAGCGGCTCGGATACCGCGCACCTGTCCCGCGAAGCGGAGCGTAGCGGAATGAACGCCCGCGCTCACATATCGCGCCGCGCATTTGCGCTGCTCACCACGCGGCCCGATGCGACGATCGCCGAGATCCAGCGCGTCACGTCCGAATTCTTCGGCCTGCCCCACTCGGCGATGACCGGGCCGCGCCGCGCGCGGCGTTACGCGCGGCCGCGCCAGATCGCGATGTGGCTCGCCCGCGACATCACCGCGCTGTCGCTGCCCGACATCGGCGCCCGATTCGGAAACCGCGACCACACCACGGTGATGTGGGCCGAACGCCGGATCGAATCCCTCATGGCGCAGGACGAGCGCTTCCGCGACCAGGTTCACGCGATCCGCGCCGCCGTGCGCGTCACCCGCGACGATCGCGTCAGCCTCGCCGCCGCCTGCATCGCGATCGGCCATTTCTGCGCCTTCCTCCCGCACATGCGCATTCCTCCCTCGCCGCAGGCGGGGGAGGGGGACCGCGTCTTCGCGGTGGAGGGGGCAGCAACCGGTGAGGCCTTCGCCGGATGAACAAAGCCTCCGCCATCCTCGCCCGCGAACGCGACCAGCTCGCCCATTGCATCGCGCAGAACAGCGCCGCGATCGTGCGCTGGCCGCAATTCTCCGCACGCCTCGCCGCCCTCAACATCGATATGACGCGCGTCCTGGTCGCGATCGACGAAGAACTGCGCGATCTGGAGCAAGCCGCGTGATGCGCCCGCCTCCGAAACCGGGAACGCCGGCGCGCAAACGCTGGCGGCAAAAGCGCGACGACGAGTTGCGCGCGCTCGGCAATGCGATGCGCAAGCGCTCGCGCAAGGAATTCGCCGGCGTGGTTCCGGCGGAAGACGCGCGGATGCGCCTCAAGAAATCCGACACCCGACCGAAGCAGAAAGGGACATGATGAACGAACACGCACCTCATCCTGAGCCTGTCGAAGGATGCCCGCTTCCCGACGGCGAATACGCGATCGTCGAATGCCTCGGCCATCGCACGCTGATCGGTCGCGTCTGCGAGGTGGAACGCTTCGGCGCCAAGCTCTGCCAGATCGAGCCGATCTGGAGTGACGGCCTGTTGCCCGCAGTCTACGTCGCCGGCGCCTCGCTCTACGCCTACACGCCCTGCACGCGCGAAACCGCATGGAAGCGACGCGCGACCGACGAATACCAGCTCCCCGCGCCGATCCGCGCGCGCCTCGCGCCGCTCGCAATCGCATCGGCACATTGCGACGTCGAAGATGCGGATGAGGACGACGATCATCACCAGGACTTCGGCAGAGCGGGGCGCGAGAGCCCGGAAATCCTCTTCTGATGGGTGCTTCGACCGGCATCGAATGGACCGACGCGACATGGACGCCGATCCGCGCTGCGCGCACCGGACTCTCCGGCAGGCCCATAGGACCGGGCGGCAAGATCGGCTGGCACTGCGAGCATGTGAGCGAAGGCTGCCGCAACTGCTACGCCGAAACGCTGAACAAGCGCCTCGGCACCGGCCTCGACTTCAAGCCAGGCCATCGCGGCGACATAAAGATCTTCCTCGACGAGAAGATGCTGCTCGCTCCGCTGCGCTGGCGCAAACCGAAGCGCATCTTCGTCTGCTCGATGACCGATCTGTTCGCAGATTTCGTGACCGATGATTACATCGCGATGGTCATGGCCTTCGTCGCTGCTGCGTACTGGCACACGTTCCAGATTTTGACGAAGCGGCCAGAACGCATGCGCGCGCTGTTTTCGGATGAGCAATTTTGGCACGCCGTCGACGAGGAACTTCTGTGCATCGACGATGAAGCAGAGCGGCTACGGTTGTACGATCCGCTCGAGCGCCGCACCGATGACTGGCGCGCAATGTGTCCCGACGTTCTGAGCGGCAAGCCGCTCGCCAATGTGTGGGCAGGCACGAGCTGCGAAGACCAGGCCACAGCCGGCGAACGCATCCCGCATCTTCTCGCCACGCCGGCGGCGGTGCGGTTCCTCTCCTGCGAGCCGCTGCTTGGCGCGATCGATCTCACTTGGTCATGCAATGGGTTTTACTTTCTCGATTCGCTGCGAGGTTTGAAGATGCACGATGCGCCGGAAGGCGTTCGCAGCGCCACGGAAAAATGTCCGCACGTCGACTGGGTCATCTGCGGCGGCGAGAGCGGACCAAACGCGCGACCGATGCATCCCGACTGGGCACGCTCGCTCCGCGATCAATGCGCCGCTGCCGGCGTCACGTTCTTCTTCAAGCAGTGGGGTGATCCGGGCCCAGTCACAGGCGCGCCAGAATGGAGACGCAATCTGCCACGTCTCAGCAAAAATTTGGCCGGACGACTGCTAGACGGCATCGAGCACAACGCAATGCCGGAGCTGCGCTGATGGCCACCGCTCCGGAGTGGCGCAACGAGCGCTCGCAGGCCATGCGCGGCGCCGCGGCAGTTTCGGCCATGATCGATCTTATCGGCACGACTGAGGAAGACGGCGGCGAACACGCCGTTGCGAAGATCCTCGTCGACGAGGAGCTTGCACTGCGGGAGCTGGTCAAGTTCGCGCTCATGATGCTGGCAGCCCAGAGATGAAAGCTCTCACCATCTGGCAGCCCTGGGCGACACTGATCATGGCGGGCGCGAAACGATACGAGTTTCGCCGATGGGACTATTCGGAGCGGTATCCAGCAATCGCCTCCACGCGCATCGTCATCCATGCCGGCGCCCGCGCCATGAAGCGCAATGAGATCGAGGACATTCTCATGCGCATCGATGACGGCGACAGCGCGCTTGTCGAGAAAATTGCGCGGCCGCTGATAGAACGCATTCTCGCGGCTCATAGCAGTTCGCCAGGTCTACCGCTCGCCTCCGGTCTTGGCACGAGCACGATCCTTCGCGCACACCGCGCCACCAACCTTTTCAAGGGCGTGATCGACAGCGATCGCATCGACCAGCACGTCTACGCGTGGCCGCTGCAGGCGATTGAGCCGTTCCCCCATCCGATTCCCTGCCGCGGCGCGCAAGGCTTCTGGAACTGGCCGAAGGATTGGGAGCGCGCGGCGTGAGCGAGCGACACGCCGCGGACTGCCCATTTCTCCGCGACGAGAATTTTGGATGTTCGTGCGGCGAAATTCCAACCGTCGCGTCATGCGGGCACGTCAAAGAAAACTGGCGCGGCATCGGAAAACTGGTAGAGGAATGTGGCGAAGTGCTTCAGCTTCTCGGCAAAGCCATTGCCTTCCCGACCGGAGAACATCCCGACGGGAACGGCTCGATCCGCGAGCGCCTGCCGTTCGAACTGGCAGACCTGAAAGCCGCAATCGAATATTTAGAACGCTCCAACAATCTGCGCATCGACACGATCCGCCAAAGCAGAAAGGTAAGCCTGTTCGAGAAGTGGGGCCTGACTGGCGTCCATGATCTTCGGAGGCCGAACCCATGAACGGACTGTCGCGCGAGGCGCTCCGCAGCGAATGGGTAAAAACCATGCGCGAAAACAGCACGGACGGCCACTGGGACATTCTGCCTTCCGAAGCGGCGGCGATCGTCGCCCGCAAGTTCAATGTTACTGCGGAGCTGGTGCTATTGGCTTTCGCGCCCGAAGTCGGATTTCGAGACCAATGCTGAAGCCCGTCCGCCTCCAGCTTCGCCGCACGAAGGGCTTCAACCTTCAGGCGCTGTCGCGCGCGACGAACGGGCTTGAAGCGGTGCGCGTTGCTCGGCCGGGCGCGTGGGGAAATCCTTTCCGCATCAACGATCCCGACAGTGTCGGGCCGACAATCACGCGCGAGAAGGCGGTCGCCTACTATCGCGAATACATCGAGAATTGCCTGACCGGCCCGGGCGCCGGAAATACGCGCGCGGCCCTCGATGAAACACTGCGCTGGAAAAATCTCGCGTGCTGGTGTCCGCCAAACGCGCCATGCCACGCCGACGTGCTACTGGAGTTCGCGAACCGATGAAAATCACTCAGCAGGATCGCGACGCCATCATCGGCATCATGGACAAGGTGCGCGACGACGTCGCCGAGAGGCTCGCCGCGGCGAATGTGAGCGGGAGCATCAGCAAGCTCGTGGTTGCCGAACAGGCGCTGCGCGTCTGCCTGGAAACCGTCCTGCGCGCATCGCTTCCGTATGACGAACTATTTCTTGCCGAGCTGGCCACGCGGCTCGCCGCCTATTGCCTGACAGCCGCGCCGTTCGACCAGCATGAATCTCTCGCCGCGAGCGTCGGGGCCAACGTGCCAGCCGCGCTGCGCAACAAGGTCAGACGCGGCTTCGTGATCCGCACCGAGTGGGCGTCCGGATGACCGCGCCAAACTACGAGCCGCTCTGGCACTGGGTCCGCGAGCGCGAGGCGATCCGCATCCGCAAGGACGCCGGCGACGCGTTCCCGTGGACCGACGATGAAATCCTCAAGACCTATCGCTTCTGCAATGTGCGGCGGGAAGACGATCGCGTCACGGTGTGGATCAGGAAGAACATCCGTGAGCGCTTCGCGGGCCATCCGCATCTCTGGTTCATGCTGTGCGCCGCGCGCGCTATCAACTGGCCAGATACGCTGCACGAGCTGATCGACGATGCGAGCCTTCACGCCAGCTGGCCAAGCGATGCAGAATTCGCGCCGCAAGAGATGGCGGCCGTGCTCAACGCCCGCGCCGATCGCGGCGAGAAAGTTTTCACGGGCGCCTATGTGATCACCGCCCCGGCCACGAAGGGCGCGAGCAAGAGCACCTTCGTGGCAACGGAAACGCTGGGGCAACTATGGGCCAGCCAAGCAGCGTTTACGGTTTTGTTCAACACCCTTCCAAAGCTCGAATACGTTCACGCCGTCCTGATGCGCTACGATGGATGGGGACCGTTCATGGCCTACCAGGCCGTGGTCGACATGCGCTTCACCCCGCTGCTCGACGAGGCGATGGATCTGAAGACATGGGCGGCCGCGGGACCGGGAACGATCCGCGGACTGAACCGCATCTTCGCCCGCAAGCTCAACGAACAGATCACGCAGCGCTACGCGCTCTCCGAACTGCGCATGATCTACGAGCGCGTGACGGATGCCACGGGCGTCGCGATGGATTTCAGCGACGTGCCGAACATCCTGTGCGAAACCGACAAATATCTCCGCGTGAAGAACGGCGAAGGCAAGCCGCGCGCGCTCTATGTTCCGGGACGCGGAGCATGAGTGGCTCCGCGGCCGAGGAGCGTTTGCGTGCCAAGGCAGAAGCGCATCTGCGTCTTGCCTACCCCGGCGCGCGCATCGTGCACGAGCTCGTTCTGGATCAGGGCGGCTGCCGGATCGACGTCGCGGCGGTCACGCCGGACCGCCTCGTTGCCGTCGAGGTGAAATCGGAACGCGATGTGCTCTGCCGTCTCAAGTCCCAGATCGACGCCGCGGTACAAGTCGCGGCGGAAGTGTGGGTCTGCGCCGCGGCGAAGCACGAGAAAAAGCTGCTCTCCGCTCTCGAGGAACATCTGCGCGAACTCAAATGGAGCGAGGAGAACGGCCACAAGGTCGGAAGATACGAGCCAAACCCGGATCACATCCCTGGCCTTCGCGCCGCCGTGATCTTCGCAGAGACAGACGACGGGATTCGCACCATTCACCAGCCGTGGCGAAGCGACAGGCTTCTCGATCCGCGTGCGTTGCTCCGGATGCTGTGGGCCGTAGAGCTCCGCTGCATGACGGCAGCGTGCGGAGTTGGGTCGCGCAAAACAAGAACGCAAAGCTTTCGTCTCGCGCTCGAGCATCTCACCGGAAGGCAAATTCGCCAGGGCGTGTATCAGCAGATCAGGGAAAGGCCGTTCCCGCGCGCCGACGCCGCGATCGCATCGGAGCGACGTGCCGCGCCGGCGCCGCAGCAGATCGCGATGGCCCTGCCATGACCGTGCGCCGCCACACCGATCTCTCCGCCTTCACCCGCCGCCTGACGCCGGCAGAGGTCGCGCAGCTGTGGTTCCGCCGTGGGCGCGAGTTCGCGCGGGAGATCCATGCTGTCCATCCCGATTTCCCTCGGCCTGGTCCGGACGGCCTCTATCTCTGCGCCGAGGTCGAGACATGGTTTGACCGCTGGCACGGCCGCCGCCAGAGTGCGGGCGCGCCAGACCGCGACGCGGAAGACGAAGCCTTCAGGATCGCCCGGCATGGGAGAGGATCACATCCGTCATCTGCTCATTAAGCGCGGGGGCCGCGGCGAGGCCTATTACTGGAACCCTAGTGCCACGCTGCGCGCGCTGGGCCTTGTTCCGGAGGCGCTTGGCACCGACTTTCCAAAGGCCAAGGCGCGCGCTCTCACGCTGAACACGCTGGCCGACGAGATGCGCCGTTCCTCGCGCACGGGCGACAACGGCCCGCTTCCGGGATCCACAGCGCTGCTGTTCGCAGCTTACGAAGCATCGGAGGAATTCGCGGCGTTGAAGCCGCGCACCCGCCACGATTATTCCTACTACCTGCCGAAGATCGCGGCCGAGTTCGGCCACCTGCCGGCGACGTCGCTGACCGCGCGGGTGATCAAGACCTATTACAAGCGCATCGCGCGCGAGCGGGGCACGACCTGGGCGTATCACATCCTGGGCACGCTGCGCGCCGTGCTGTCCTGGGCGGTATCGGAAGACTGGCTCCTGCGCAACCCAGCGCTCGACGTGCGGATCAAATCGCCGCCGAAGCGCAACGTGGTCTGGGCGCCGGCCGAGGCCGCGGCCTACATCGAAGCAGCCCGATCACTCGGCTGGCATTCGATCGCGGCCATGGCGATGGTCTTCGACTGCATCGCCCAGTCGCCGGTCGACGTGCGCACGCTCACCGCCCGCGCCTATGACGGCGCCGCGATCGCGGTGACGCGCGCCAAGACCGGCGTCAGCGACGCACCGATCCCGCTCTGGCCGGAGGTCCGCGCCGCGCTCGACGCCTATCTCGAGACGCGCCCCACGCTCCATCCCGATGCGCCGCTGTTCGCCCATGACCGCACCGGACGGCCATGGGTGGAATCGTCGCTGCACAAGGCCCACGCCGCGGTGCGCAAGGCGGCCGGGCTGCGCCAGGCGCTGCAGATGCAGGACTTCCGCCGCACCGCGCAGACCGAGGCCGGCGCCGGCGGCGCCACGGTCGACGAGATCCGCGCGCTCGCCCGGCACTCGACAAGGCAGGCGGGCGAGCATTATGTCATCCCCGACCCGCGCTTCGTCACGTCCGCCCAGGACAAGAGGCTCGCGCAGAGAACGAAGACGGGGCAAAAGTCAGAATGAAGATTCCGGCGTGTCAGAATTTTCAACGGAGCTGTGGCCGAGAGGCTGAAGGCGGCGGTTTGCTAAACCGTTATACGGCTTAAACCCGTATCGAGGGTTCGAATCCCTCCGGCTCCGCCAACCTTAAGCGCGATTGCGTGCGTCTTCGACTTTAAGCGGCACAGCCGGCTTGCCGTAAAGTTCATGAGCACGTGCTTGTGACAGCGACTCATACCAGTTCTGAAACTCCGGCGAGAGCCAATGGTGGCGCGCCGCCCAATAGGATTTGAAGCCGGAAGTCGCCGCAAAATCGGTCGCGGTTTTCTCGACGTTATGCCAATGCTCCTTGTCAAGTTGTCCGTGCCGCCATTGAAGGCGTGCGCCTTCGAAGAAGCGCAAAGCTGCGCCGGCATAGGCGTAAAATCGAACGCGTTCGTCGTCTGTCAGGCTTTCAATGTCGTCGACTCCCAGCCTCCAGACCCGCGCAAAATCTCCGCTTTCGACAACTTGCATCGTTATCTGTAGCCAATTGTTCGAATGAGCCTGTGACGCCCCGGCTCTTACAGCCTGTGTGTTTTGCCTCAACTGAAATCCGACGAAAATCAGCGAGCCGAGCACGGCCACGCCACCGATGAAGCTGCCGATGGCTGCAAGGTCCGAAAGCGACATGGGATGCCCCCTGAGCCCACATTCCCCGGATGATTCCCGGCTGGAACGGACGATAGTGTTTTTCCGAGGCTCGATGAAGCCTCGGATGGGATCAACGAAGCTGGCAGCGCACACGCGCAAGGAAAATCGCGCATATCGGTCTGATCATGCCCTGCTGCGATACCGAGGCACGCCTTTGGGGCCGCCACAAACGCTCTACCGCGTAACCTGTTCAACCGCCGGCACGGGTGTTCCCGACCATGTGAGCCGGAACACGCTGCCTTGCGCGACGGACTGCACGGCGTGCGGCCATAGGACCGCAAAGCACGTGCCTCCTGAATGGCGAACCGATGGATAGATGATTCCGTTGATCCCGCGGGCGAGCACAGCTCTGGCCAGCACATTGCCGAGTTTGTAGCCGATCGCCGGATCCGGGTTGAGGCAGGGATGATCGCCGGCGGCGCGAAGGTCGAGATACTCGCCGGCCAGGCTTGCATGCAGTTCGGCGTAGTCGACCACCGCGTTGTAGTCGCCGGCGCGCTCCAGGAATCCCGTCATGTGGAAGGTGACTTCTGCGAGGCAGGTCTCGACATCCAGCGCGGCGTACCAGGCGCCCCGATCCGGCCCGTTGAATCTGTTGAGTTCCCCGGGCTT